CGATACAGAATGTTTGGGACAATGCTACGATACAGAATGTTTGGGACAATGCTACGATACAGAATGTTTGGGGCAATGCTACGATACAGAATGTTTGGGACAATGCTACGATACAGAATGTTTGGGACAATGCTACGATACAGAATGTTTGGGACAATGCTACGATACATAATGTTTGGGACAATGCTACGATACAGAATGTTTGGGGCAATGCTACGATACAGAATGTTTGGGACAATGGATTGTATAAAGATTATAGAGGCATTAAGCCCAAACTATATTTAAAGAAAAATGCTTTCGAAATAGTATTGATTGATTAAACAAACAACTTTATGACACTACAACAAAAAGAAACACGATTGAATCAGGAATTGGCAAATGAACCCGCAGCGATAATAAACGCCCGTTTCCTCTATCTTACAGACACGAATCGAAGAAACTATTGTTCCCCCACTTTATTATCTAAAAGGGTAAGTAGTGGAAAGGTAGGGAGTTTAATTAAGGTTTTAGATAGGGGGTATTTTAACCAACTTACAGAGGGATATTTTGACAATTAATCACACTAAAAAATAAATACAAATGAAAAGTAATGAAATTTTAAAGGCTATCGGATTGCCTAAAAGCAAGTACAATAATGCACATTGCAGTAAGTTAGCAAGTGTTTACTCCCTCTTAAAAGAAGTTAAAGGGGATATTATTAGTGCTGAAATAGTAGGCAGCGAAGAACTATTTTTTGGTAGAGATACTGAAAATAGTTACGATTGGAAACGAGGCAAAGAAATAAAGGTAAATAATGAAGGTCAAAGCATTAAGGCTGAAAAAATAAAAGTAGTTACTTCTTATGGTGGGGTTTATTCGTTTGCTATCCCAATTGAAAATGCTTTTTATTATTCAGTTTTAGACTTGTTGGGGATTTCTTACAAAGATACTAAGGTAGAAATAACAGAATTTAAGATGGGTGTGATTTTAGTTCCCGAAATTTTGGATGACATTAAAAGGGCAGCAAAGTTCGTAAGCAAGAATGACTTAAAACCACAATTAGGATGTGTTTGTTTGGATTTTAGCGGCGAATGTGTGCAAGTGGTCGCCACCGATGCACATAGGCTTTATTTGAGCCGCAAAAGGGGATATGAAAGGAACGATAAAACCCCGTTCAAAATACTAATTAGTGCTGAATCAGTAAAAGAACTATGCAGCGTAAAGGTTGACTACGAATCCCCTATTACTATCAAAGTAGTGGACAAAGAAACGGCTTATTTCAATGATATTAAAGTAAGCCTTTACGATGGATACCAAAAGTTCCCAGACTACAAAGCAGTAATCCCCACTTACGATACATCTATGGTATTTGATAGAAAGGCTATGATAAGCAATGTCAAAAAAGTAATGCCTTACTCTAATAAGTCCACAATGCAAGTAAACTTTCATTTGAACGGTAAAATAGAAATGATGGCAGAAGATAGGGATTTCGAGTTTGGCACTACTGCATCTTTCCCCTATGTATCAAAAGACTTTCAAGATACTGATATAGCCTTTAATGGTAAGTTCTTAGTTGAAACGTTGGGGGTATTCAAAAGCAGCGAAGTATCTATGTTACACAATGGTATCCCAACTAAGCCCGCTATTTTTACTGATGGCAGCGAACGAGTGTTAGTTTGCCCCTTAATGATAAAGGACTAATTTTTTAAACAATTAAAATAAATAAGTTATGAGTACAGAAAACAAAAGCTGGTACAAGAAAGAAACTAGCGCAGGTCAATTTTTAATCATAAATGAAAGTAACGGGGATAATGTGGCAGTTGTTTATGATAACAACAACAATTCAGCATCTTTAATAGAATCAGCCCCAAATATGTATAAAGCCCTTAATGAAGTGCTTAAATTTATGACTGTTGACACTCCCCAATCAGTAGAAGCACAAAAGAAGGTAATAGCCGCTATTCGTAAGGCAGAAGGGCTAGAATAAGCAGCGAATCAAAAGGCTACAAATGTAGCACACCAGAGTAAAACGATTATGATAAAAAAGATTTTGTCTATTTTCAAAAAGAAAAATTACAACAAAGAAGGGTATGGTAACTTTTTTATGTTAAGGATAGATTTAGATAAGGATAAGCGAAAATTTGACGCAGCGAATCCTAAGCCCGTTTACAAAATATCTAAAATTATTGACCCAAACAATCAGTAAACATATTTAATCACTTTTAAACATTTTTAAGCAATGGGAATAGGATATATTAAAGGGGATATTGTAATCCTTAGAATAGTGGGAAAGATTACAGAAGTAACTTTCTCACATTATAGCGGGAAGAGAGGCAAAGGGAACTTTTTCTTTGATTTTTTAGGAAACAAATATAATCTCAACCAAATAGCGTAACCAATGGCAATATTATCAGTAGCAGAGTACACAAAGAATAAGAATATACGGTTATCACTTCCCTTTAAAATGGATAAAGAAGGGGGTAAATACTATCACAAGGGGGGATGGATAGACAAGCAGCGTTTAGACGAAATTTACCCAATAGATTTGCCTTTTGCAGAGAATAGGCGTAAGGGAGAAAACCCCGAAGTAAGCAAACGTTTTATTCATAATCAAAAAAGTTATATGTAATGGACAAGTATAAGTTGCAATCAGCGATTAATAAAATTAACGATAATCTTCGGTTGGGGAAATGTAAAAACCCCTTTGCAGCAAAGAACAAAAAGAAGCAATTACAAAGGGAACTAAGGGCAATATTGCAACAAGAATTTGAAGCTAAATAAATAAATTATGTACTCAATAGAAGTTCAAGAAGAACAAACAAGAAAGACTTTAATAACCTATGAAGGAACAATAACCCCACAAATAGGGGATATATACGCAGGGTCTATTTTAGGGAAAGGCTTCTCTCAAATAGTAGTAGGTAGGTTACTAATCCCCGCTTGCCCAAAAAACATTGTAGTATTTGTTAAAGATGCGTATATAAATGAGTAAGCAAGAAAGCCCCTTTATAAGATGTTTTAGGCTGTATTTCATAGTAGAACGGGAACAAAACAAAGTAAGAAAAGCCCTACTGAAAAGTAAAGACAATAGTGTTGTTATCCCCCTTACTAACCGTTACGATATTTTGCAGCGAAGAAAAGATAGACTTAACCGTATTAAACTTAAATTATGACAATAAGTGACAAGGCATTAGCGTGGTGGGCGGCGTTAAGCCCAGAAGAAATAGAAGATTTATATACCATCAGTACTATTGGGGAAACTTTGCCAACCATAGACCCAGAAATATTCATTGAAGGTGTCGAAAATGGGATTTTAAAAGGTTACGATGCCCCCCTTGCAAAAAGAAACTACCAAGTAGCGGAATATCTATGGCAAGAACTATTAGGAGTAGTTATGATTAATGAAAGTGGCAGAACCCTAAGCAGCGAAGAAATAAAGTCTTGTAGGGATGCACTAGAAAAACAGCGACCCATTAAGCAGTAAAACAAAAGCCCTTACGATTTGTAGGGGCTTTTTTGTTGGGTTAGAATATCCCTTTGCCATTGGATAGAAACATTATAGTGAATATAACGGGCTTCTAGTTCGTCCTTTGCCTTTTTCACTTCTTCTAGGTTATGTCTCCCCGTGATAGGTACTAGAAAAACTTGCATTAAATTACCTTTCGTTTCATAGGGGATATTATTGCTTGTGTGCTTAATTACTGCCATTAAATTTCGTTTTCGGTGTGAACATTATCCCAATCATCATCTTGCCAAATTAGAAGGGGAGTAAGTGGTGTTTCTTGCATCTTGATTATTGTTTAGTGGCGTTATTGTAATTGGTTGTCCGAAAATCCCCGTAGGACGATATTTATTCAGTTCTTGTCTTAGGGTGATGTTCTTGTTTTTTAGTTCGTTGTTATCCCTTTGTAGGCGTTTGTTTACTCCTTTTAATTGGGCGTAATCCCTTACTAAGTCGTTGTACTCTTGTTCTAGTTGTTCGTATTTTTTTGGGTCTTGAACATTTAGTTCCAAGTGGGCTTTCAATAGTTCTATATCATTAAAAACAACTGCATCGCTTACCGATAATTGGTCTATTACGGTATCCCTACCGTGAATTATCGTCGTGTGGTCTCGTCCACCGATAGCATCGCCCAAACTCATTAAAGAAAACCTATAATAAACCCTTCCAATATAGCAATAATACTGCCTTATCTTTACTAAGTCCCTAAACCTTCTTTTGCTTTTTATGCTGACATAATTGGCATTAAACAATATACATATTTTCTCTAGTAGTTGTTCAGGGGTTGTAATCAATGTCATAACATTAAAATTTATCTTACTAAAATAACGATTGTTGTTGAAATTCCCCTACCTTATCTAAAACTTCTTTAGTGGGGAGTGATTGCGTTGCATTCTCAAAATTAGTCTGTAATGCACTATCCTTTGGAGTAGAAACCAAAAGATATTGTGCGTAGGTACATTCGTTGTTAAACCTATCGTGGGCGGTCTTGGGTACTGTTGAAATATCCCAACCCCCACGCCTTAATAACAAGATGCTTTGCCCTATCCTAGTATGCCCGTAAAGTTGTATTGCTTGCCAACTTGTAATTGTTTTGTACTTCATTAAGTGGGCTACTACCTTCCCGTGCTTAGTTACCTTAGCCGATTGTGTCGGATTTTTCTTTTCCATTTTCTTTTATTTTAGTATCAACAAATAGTTTTACCATATCCCAATGTTCTAGGTCAATGAAACATTTTTCATCAAAAGGGGAGTTAAAGTCGTTAGTAAATATAATGTTCCCGAACCCCACTTCAACAGAATTATGTTTATCGTATTTAAAAACTTCACTCATAAAATTTGTTTTTCTAGTCTCATGTAATAACCAATGTTACCACTACTAAAGTACTCTTTTTGCCCTTTTTTATGCCCCGTTTCATATTGATAGACGTGCATTTTCTTATTCATTTTTTTGCCATCGGGGGCTATGTCACTATCCCCCACATATATTATTTTTTGCCTATCAAAAATAAATGAATCAGGGGGCTTAAATTCTTCTATCATAATTCTACTTGTTTAGTCCTATAAGGGTTCTTTTTATTGCCCCCGTATTTGTGACCGATAGGGAAGGTGTGTTTCATAATTTCTTATATTTAATGGGTTTATAACTCCATATCATTTGGCATCTGTACCGCCGTCACGAATAAAGGACTTCTTCTAAGTAATCCCACATTACTTGAAGATAACCTTTGGTATAAAGCATTTCTTTAAAGTGAGCGTGTTCCTTTTGATATTTAGTAAACATACTACTACCCGTCATTCTGCTGTATTGACAATTAGCAATCCTATCGCATAGCTTTACAAATAGTGCATTAGGGGTTTCTTTAATGTCTTTATAAATCCAATCGGGCATTCTTTCAGCCCTATTTCTTCCCCTTGTTAAATTAGTGCAAACCCTTACTATTTCAGCCGTTTCATAAGATGTATTTTCAAGTACATCGTTATAACTTTGTCTAGTATCTTCAATAAGGTCGTGACACCAACACCCATTAATAACACTTTCTTGATTATCATTTGAAACTAAATGTATAAATTTTTCCCCATTCCTTACAACCATTCTTAGGTGAAACTCATAAGGTAAATACTTGTCGTAAAAGTGATTTGTTTCAGCGTGTGCTTTAATTGCGTAATCCATAATTTTATTTTTTAAAAGTTAATAATATCATCGTCTATGTGTTTAGCCGTCACATAGCATTTAATTGTATATGCTATCATTGTGGCAATCGTTAGTAGTAGCATGGGTAGGGGGTTTAACGGTTAAGTAATAATTTATCTAGTTCATCACTTGTTATCTGTCCTGTATGTTCATAGCCTTTTGATAAGCCATATCTAAGAACTTTTAATACTTCCTCTTTAGTCATTCGCTTACCGTTATGCTCAAATACTTTATAGCTTTTATTTATATTAGCTAAACAACCTTTTATGTCTTCATTCATTTTTATTTATTGTTTAATTGTGAATTAAAATTTAACACCTCCGCTTTGTATAAAATTTTCGTAAGATTGACTAGCTGATTTATTTATTTCTTCTTGTGCTTCACTAGCAGAATTATAACTATCATCTAATACTAATCCGCCTATTAGCCTAATAAAATACTTATCACCTACTTTTAGTATAGTATAAGTTTTAGGGTCACAATAGCTAGGTAAATGCGACAAATCTATTTTTTGCTCAACAATAGGACTTACTATATTTACTTGCTCTTTTTGTCTACAACCAATTGCAACTGATGCAAAAATTATAAAGTATGCTTTTTTCATTATTTCTCATTTAATTGTTTATGTAATACCGCCGCCACTTCCCGTAACTTACTCCATTCTTGTTTAACCTGTTCCAATCTTTCGTTTTCATCAACTCCAGAGAACATAGGGCAACCCTTACGGATATTTCTTTCGTGGCTGCAAGCATCTTCTAATAGGTCACGAAGGGAGTAAATAGGGTCACATTTGCTAAATATATTTTCAGTCAATTTTTCAGCCATTCTAGTACGCTTGTCTATTTCGCTTTCTTCCTTTACTTCTATCCAAGTGCCGTTTGCAAAGTTTGATACTACCCGGTCAACAGGAATTATTGGAGGTAAATGAATGCCAGCTATTACATACCCTTCACTTTGTTTTTTTAATTCCCAAACAGAAACACCATTTCTATATACAAACCTAACCCCCGCCCAATTTCTTTCATCTTCCTTTTCATACAGCATACCTTGTTCTTCCGCTAGGCGTTCGATGTCCGACAATTTGAAGATGTAAAAAAAAATATTAACATAGTCCTTTGCCTCAGCTAATATGTACCCTCTTTTGTGTAACCCAAAAGAGACTAATTCATTTTCATCACATCTTAATTTTTTAATAGGGAAGGGAGACGTTGAACTACAACTAAAGCCTTCGGGTATTTTTGGCAGTTTTGTACCAGCGATTATGAAATCTACTTTCTTTTTCATTTTTGTGTAGTTTAATTGTTAAAAAGTTATTATGATGTGGTTTAAATAAATATTGTAAGCCAAATATGATACTGCCCAAAATAGCCATAATGCACACATTACAATAAGTAAGTCATCTAATCCATTATCGTCAACTATATATACTATCCTTATAAATAGTATTATTATTAATATTAGGGCTACCACCCACAAAGCGTTAATCGTTATCATTGTTAAGGGGTTTAATTGTTAAGTAATGAATCTACATCAACGCCACGAGCCTTCATAACTTTTGAAAGTTCACGGTAAATAACTTGCGCCAAGTTTTCGTTTGTGCCGTTCCCGTTAATATACTTATAGTAAGTAGGGTTGCTGCACACTTTCGGCTTACCTAATTCGCCACGCTTTGTAAGATATTCAATATCACAAAGTTTTACTTTAGGCTTTAATGCTACCAATTTTCTATTGGCTAAATCTAGTTGTTCTCCTGCTATCATATTTATTTGTTTAAATTGTTATGCCACTACGTTTAATGATTGACTTTCTTTTATTTCAGCATTTGACATCATACCTACAAACCTGTAATCTTTAATATTATTTTCACGCATCCAAACAAGCAAATTTGCAAAATTAGTTGCCCTTACTTTTTTCCAAGTGTTATTTACTTTAATTTCGTAAACAATTGTAGTAATTTTTTGCATATCCATTTTTCTTTCATTTTTAATCTGATGCAAATATATAGGAATAATTTGGAATAACAATCATTTACGTTTGTTAAATTTTATTTTAAAACTTTAACAATATTTATTTAATAGTTTCAATAAATACCCTTACTTTTGCTGTATCAAATTAAAAAATAGAAAAAATGAAAAGTACAGTAACAAGAAAAACACCGTTAGCATTTACTACTACATTAGTAGAACGTATGAAAGGTAATTGGGATGTGCAATTAAGAAAAGCAGATGATAATAGTGGCTATTATATGTATAGCACTAAAACAGGTACTCACTTTTTACCTAGTGAAAACGGTATCTATACTGATAGAGTAGATGCACATTGGAAAGGCTTTCAACTTAATCAATCTAATTAATCACAACAGGGGGCTAATAACTCCCTTAAAACTTATTACAATGAGACACGAGAAAGTAATTAAAAAAGAAAATACTACTGTTATAATACAAATATATATAGATGTAAGTTGTGAAGATATTTGGGATTATCAGGTTTTTCAAAAAAGCGAAAAAAATATTTATTATTACAATAACCCAAGTGCTGCCACCCCTGCCGAAATACTAGAGGCTAAACTAGAATTGTGGAACTTAATTAAACCTTGTTAATTATGACCTCTCAATCAATATACGCTTTTATCGCCGCAAGGGATAGGCTACCAACAAACGAACAGCTACGGGAATTGCAACTAGAACGCTATCAGCGAATGATGCAGACCCCGAGAAATGATAAACATAAAAGTTTTTTAAGGAAAGAAATAAAACAGTTAAAAAAATGAACGAGCAAATTAAGCAAGCCGCTACGGCACACTCCCAAAAGTTCGACACCGACTATCAAGAACACGCATTTGATGATTTTGTAGACGGCGCAAATTACGTCCTCAACACTTACTACTATCCTCTAATTGAGGCAGTAGAAAAACTAAGGGATAGTAAAGAACACGATAAACATTGGGCAAGAGTGGAGACAATAATTTTAAATGGTAAAAAATTACAAAATGAATAATAAAGAATTAACCCCCACAATAGCCGAGATGAGCGAAGTAGTGGCGAAGTATATGGGATGGGAAAATCATAGAAACTATGATAAATGTTATTTTTTTGATGGTGAAAATATTATTAATTTTCATTCTTGGAAAAGGCTTCACGAAGTTTGGGAGAAGGTGAAGAAGGAAATAATATATATAAGAGAGGCAGATGAATACTACTTAGAATGTTCATATCAAATTTCGGAAGGCACTCCCTTAGAAACCCTTACAGCCCTATATGATGCAATAATATTTATTCAACAATTAAAACAAGAAAATGCAAACAATGCAAACAAAGACATTTAGTGTGAAGGATGGTTCTGTTATCTTTTGCATCATCTACCCCAAAGGTAAACGACCCGACTTAGGGTATCCAGTTAACAATAAAAAAGAAGAAAAATGACAATATGGTTTAGTAAAATAAATAACGGAGTAAGAAAATATTGCAGTAAGTCAATATCAATTAATTACCACCTACAACATTGGAAGTTATTTAGCATTTATACTAATGGTGCTATAAAAGGTAATAAACAACACACTTGCTTTGATTTGAATATTCAAGTATTAGGTATATTCTTTTCATATACAAATTGGGATTATAATAATAATTAAAAATTATAACAAATGAACGCCCCTAACACACCTAACAAACACGCCCAACTTCCCGAAAACTTGATAGTAGTTGACAGGGGATGGTTGGAGGCTAAAATACGGGTATGGGAAGATTATTGGGAAAAAGCAGACGGCAAAAAATATTAATTATGAGCAACTTAAATTTAATGGTAGGGGATTGGGTGAATAGACTTTGTGGTGAAAGATTTAAAGTAACCGCCGAATACTTAGTGTATATTTCTGATTACCCCGAAAGACTTCCTACTCCTATCCCTATTACGCCCGAGGTTATGGGGAAGATTGAAAGTATTTCTAAAAATGAAAATAGAGGTAGTAGATACGGTTTTTTAGATGGTTATTACAATATTGACAGAGATACTGATTTAGTTGCTATTTTTGAAGATGATGGTTTATTATACATTTATACTTACGAATATTCACACGAGCAATTTCAATTAGTTTGTACTTTCCAATACCTCCACCAACTCCAGCAACTAATACGATTATTTACAGGCAAAGAAATAGAAGTAAAATGATACCGTATATATATTTTAAAAGAGTAAAAAAAGGACAAAATCAGCCATATTTACTCAGGGTGTCAAGACATTTTCATCGCCTCAAACGAGTAGTGAAGGGTAGGCATTGGGTGAAATATAAACATTACCACCCAATAACGCATTACAAGAACAAGCATCTATTTACAACTTATAGGGGTAATGTAGGGAACTACCCGTTTTAAACATAACACATTATGACAATCGAACAACAAGCAGAAGCGATAGTAGATAAGTATAAAAACTTATTAAAGACATCAGATTTACAAACTTGCTACACGGGAGATTTAGATAATGAAACAAGGATAACTGCCATCCAATGCGCTATCACAGAAGTAGAGGCGATAATAGAAGCATTAGACACAGTTGGTTATTTTGGAGAAGATTATAGGGCTATTCTCGAACACTTAAAACAAATGTAAAATAATAGAGTAAAATTATGAAATTAAAAACAATAGCAGACGCAATAAATGAAATGTCGGATAGATTATCAAAATCTATTTGCGAAAGAAATTATTTCAATCAAAAAGATATTGCCACTATAATTAAGATAGGGGTATCTACTGATATTGAGCAATACATTAATAGCATAAGTAATGAACTAAAAGAAGAACGTGACTTGATGGCTGCTCAATATAATTCAGCACAAACGCCTTTGTGGAAGAGAAAAGAATTGCAAAATAAGTTACTTGAAAATAAATCTTTAGTAAAAAAATCAAACATTTTAATTGCAGATTTGCGAAAAAATAATGAATATCAAAATTTAAAATCGTACCTTAGAGAAAACGGACATTCTTATATTTTAGAACAATTTTATGAGGAAGAAAATAAAACTACAACGCCCTGACTATCATCTTAGGCAGCAATGTGGGGTTAAAGAATTGAAAGCAATTTCATTTTTAAATAAGATAATAAAAAATTATAAACGTATGTTAAATTTAGAAAAATTATGAGTTACAGTAAAGAAGATGCAGAAAAGTACGATGCTATGTTTTTGCAAATTAAAAAAAATGCAAGTAGAGGAAACAAATAACCCTATCGTATTTTATTTTAAAACTTATAAACAAGATTGATTATGAAACGAGAAAGCGGATGGTATTGGGTGAAAAACTATTGGATGCCTCATGCCTATCCTAGATATTATAGTGCAAATAGTAAGTTATGGTATAGTAATATAGAATTTTTACCAGATAGTTTTTGGGAGATAATATATCCCGAAAGAATTAAATCACCAGAAGAAAAGTAAAGTTATGACATTTGCGCACGGATTTATGATAAATATTACATTGTGCTATTATAGGAAAGAATTATATGAAGCGGTAATTGTAGTTATTGATAAAATGCTTATTAGGCTAAAACCCCAACTGTAAACGAGGATAATACTGTAAGATAATAGCCTTTAGTTTGTCAATTGGTATAGCCGCATCATTTGGCTTTGTGCTTGTATTGGTGCTATCATTAACTGCCAACCACGAGGCTATTTTACCACCTTTTATTTCAATCTTAAAATAGTAGTCACCTATGAATATATTATGGTACTTCTTAGGATGCGAAAGGCTTATAAGAACCCCAGTGTAAACGTGAATACTATCTATTGTAGCAGCATCATCAAGAACGCCTTTTTCAGTAAACGCCCATTGATGCTGATTTTCAAAACCATCTTGGAAGCTAGTATTTGAGCAGAAGTACATTGTTTCTTTCGCCGCTATTGGGTCGAATGCCATAGCCTCAAAAGGTACGATATGACCGACATTTATCTTATGTGCAGGGTTTTCTTTGTTGTAAGAATTATAATCTGTCTGAGATACTATTTGAAAGCGTTTAGGCACCAAAGGGTCTTGCGTAAATGATGCACAAGTTTTTCTATCTACTTTAGCACTTGTTTTTAAAGCGTTATAGTGCGCCGTTGTTTGCCAATAGTCGTTCAAAATCCCTTGACAAAATACCGTATCAAATTGCACCGTATAGTACTTATGGTTAAGTTGTATTGTATGTTGCCCCCACGACCATAACGTTGATGCCACCAAGATGGTAAACAGAACCAACGACTTAGGCGTATGCTTAAACACTTTGCCTATAATTGCTTTTAATTTTATTACCTTGTTTACTCGTACGGTTACTCTTTCTGATTCTCCGTCTTTAAATAGTTTTTTCATAATTACAAAGATAGTTTATATTTGCCCCAACAGTACTTGGCAGCTTACCATTAGAACAGCTTACTGGTCAAGTCTTTTATTTAAGCCGACTTGGTTTTACCCGTTTGGTCTTATCAAGCCGCAAAAAGTCCTCTGTTTTTTAACAGGGGCTTTTTTAATTACCCATATTTATGGGGAATCCCCCATATTATCACTTACAGCGTTTACTGTGAATATGAATAATTATAATTGCAAGAGATGTCAATTATTTTGCGCATTTTACTTGCCATATTTTAATAAGCATCTCGGATATTTTTCGAATAGTAACCATTTAATTATCAATTTTGATAGATATTTTGATAATGTATTAACAAAATTACTATTATTGGGTGATATTACGGCAACTTCATATAATTAGCAGCACGTTCTTTAGCTATCTTTTTATTGTCATCCTCAAACCACTGTTTAATCAAACTATCCTTTCTTATTCGTGACATTTTAATAGCCGTATCGTAACCTAATTCCATGCACTCCTTCATTAATTCAAGAAGCATAAACGTAGGATTATAACCTATCTTTTTTAATCGCTTTTCTGCTTTAGTCATAGTTGTATTTGTTTCAGTTACTAACTTTCTTCTTTTCCTCCGTAAACCAATCACGCTGCAAGTCCTCTAGTGTGGTGGTAGATATGCCCATTACAGACGTTGAATAGCCTAAACGCATAAAGTAGTCTAGTGCTGCTAGTATTTCTGGTGTTGGGGTTATATTGCGCTCGGAAAGGTATTGTTGGGATTTTGTCATAATTAAAAGCTATTTAGTATTTTTAAAATTTTATCCCGACCTACTGGGTTTTTAGAGTGAACGTAGAATTTAGGTTTAGTTTCCCAATATCTAACACGATAATATCTTCTTATCATAGAAGCACAATCTTCGCCGTTGCGTTCTATTTTAGGCTGTGCTTCTTGCCATTTTTTACTAACTTCGTAATCACTCCAATATTCTTTAGGTGTATAATGTGAATGGTGTAAATCGTGGTCGAAAGAAATAAAGTAAGGTAAACCGTTTTTAAATACCCATTCTTTCAACTCTTTATAATTTCTTACTATTACCCATTTTCTAAATAGGTATTTTAGCTTAAAAGTATATAAAAATACATCAAAGGGTCTTCTTACATCGTCTAATAATAGGTATGTTTTTTTTGTCATAATTCATTAACTTTCTTTAATAATGTACCAATTTCAATCAATGCATAATCAGACCATAGTCCTTTAGTATCAATAGGCTCATAGTAGTAAGTGCCTAAGTCGCTTATAAATATGCCTATTGGCTTGTTATTGCTTTTTACAAAGACTTTATAAATGCCGTCTGCTAGTAGTTCTATTCTTACCGTTTGTGTTTCGGTCATAATTTACAATTTAGTCAAATCAAAAAAATAATCTTCGTGGCTTACTGTTGCCGAATGCTTATCTATCACTTGTATTGAATAGCCGCTATATGAACCGTTATAGTTGTGGCTACTATGGAATGAAGGCGGCGCAAATGACATATAATTTCTATAATCAAACTTATTGCAACGCTTGTAGCCCAATTGGTGCAAGTCCCCTTTATCAACGTGAATAAACTTAGAATTAATGCCGTGATAGTCTATATAACTTCTAAAAAATTCTACTATCGCTGGGGTGAGGTCTAGCGATAGATTTTTAAGCCTTTGCTTTTCGTCTTTCCCGTGAGTGAGGATAAAACAATGGTCACCGTAAAAGAAATGCTCTACAAACTTATTGAGTATCTTAAAACCTATTTGCCCGTTTCCGTAAATTCTATCTAATACCATTTTGATAGTTTCATTCGCTATCCTTGCGAAGTCACCGCTATGGTTATCGTTTGACACATTACGGCATTCTATATTGTCGGAAACATTGGCAGCAATTAGCCTTTCGATTAGGTTTAGTTTTCCTGTAACAAAAGTTTTAAAAGCATCTACGTTAGACATATTTTGTGGCAAGTCGTGACCGCCTCTAGTCGTTAACCCGTTCCAACCGTCTAATCCGTCCCCTAAGTCATCAATAAATAAAGTATCAAATTTACCAAATTGATTATGCTTTGCAATAACAGAATTATAAACACTTTCTAAGTTTTGAAAGAATATATCCGCATTGTATTTGTAGTTGTAAATCCCGTATCCGTTGGGGTTTGGGTCTAATCCAACGTGAGCATCCGATATAGTTACTTTAAGGGCTTTTTGGCACGTCTCATTGGGGGTTATTGGTACTGTTATTCTAGTAGTAAGCCTTTCAGTTACTATGTCCTCAATTGACTTTAAAATGTCGCTTTCTTGGGTTTGTTCGCATTTAACAAATATTGAGGCATCTTTAGTTTTCCACCAGTAATGCGTTACCCTTTCTTTTGGAATCCCAGTTGTTTCACATTCTTCTGCAAGTGCTTGGTGCTTTTCTTCTCCTCGTTTCCCTTTATTAAAATCTTCTGGCAATGGTGGTATTCCCCCCTCTTTTCTTAATGCCGACACAATATTAGACACCGTTTGTCGTGTGCTTTTGAATTTGTCCGCAATTACTTGCAAATCTTCCGACTGATGCGTTAGATAATATTCCTTTATCTGTTCAGTCTTTGTTTTACTTTTTTCTTCGGCATTATTGGGCATACTTTTGTTTTAATTATCTTCAACGGTTCAAATCGTATGGGTGGGGTTGGCATTGTCGATAAGATTAGCCCATAATATTGCTACTATGAGCGTTAATGAAAATAGTATCGTGTAAACTGCTAACATGGTGTATTGTATAGTGTCCATTCAGCCCTACGGCGTGTTTCTAGCCCTTTAACGGGCAAGTGGTTAGAGTATATCCATTTGTCAAATTCTAGCTGTATAGACGGGTCTTTTGGGTTTGCGTTTACTTTCTTTAGTAATGTACTTTCGGATAAGTTACCTTCACCCAAATTGTAAGCAAAAGACACCAACGCACCGAACTGATTATCGTTTAATTGTGATGTGACTAAATGACTAACGGCTACTGCTTTTTGATTGACTTCAAAGGTTAAGTATTCGATTGCTTGTTGTTCTGTAATTGCTGGTTCTCCTACTTTTACTTTGTTGCCATTGGGGTAAGTTGTTGAACCGTATCCGATTGTGTCTATCGAGGGGGCATCTATACTGTCATGATAGGCAGTTGCTGAAAACCCTTCGAAGTGTTTTATTAAATCTATTGTTTGTTTGTTTACTTGTCTCATAACCTTACTTTTTTAAATCTTCATACCTTAACCCATTGTGATAAGAACGGTAATTTATATCGTCAAAAAATCCATTCATATCATGTTCTACTCCATCCTCTTGCCATCTTAATATTAATCCCACTTCGCACTCATTATCTATATCGTAGCGTATATCGTCAAGATTGAAGAAATACTGGCAACAAAAAGAAGCAATCCCCCCAATATCATCTCCTACCCATCCATCGAAATCTAAAACTTGCTTTCTAATGAATTTATTTAAGTATGCTATTGCTACTGATTCGTAGCGTTGTTTAAGTGTCATAACCTAGGTTTTACTATATACAATACCAACGCAATCACTATCGCTGCTAATAATAGCCAGAAATATAAGCACCATTCATTGCCTCTACTATGTTCTTTTGAAACTTGTAGTTGTTGAGTAGTGATTATTCCGTTTAATGTTGCTATCTGCTTGTTTAAATTCTCTATTTGCGATTTGCAAAGGGATAGTTGTTGGTTGTCGATAATGGTGTCACGGTCGTGTATGTGCGTTGTATTTGTGTGGGTTATTGTAGTGGTATCGTGTATGTAATTGCCTACTGTATCATGACAAGTAGCAATAGAGGTATCGTGCAAATAGGTTGTATCGCTCGAATGCGATATCACCTTATTATCGCAAGGGTGTAAGTTAGTGTAAACTTGCCCCACCGTATCAAATAGCGGTTCTTTAGTTAGCACTTTCTGTAACGCTGTACGGTCGGACATACAACCCGTTAAATGCCACATTATCAGTCCAAATAAAATGATAATTCCAATGTAACTATAACCTTTATCTGCTTTCATTTTTTCTCTTTTTAAAAGTACCCTCTATCGTTCTTGTGTTAGATAGAGGGCGTTAAATGTGTCTCGGACACTAGCCCCGTATGATTTAAGGGCGAACTTGGGGCAATGTAGCCGCAATCAGTTTACTGTGGCGTAGTGCCTCCTGTTACGTTACCGTCTTTAGCTGCAATCAAACCTGCTGCTACTAAAATAGTAGTTATAGCTGTTGCTACATCTGTTGTCACATATTGGGGATATAAAGTATGTGCCAACGTAGGCAATACTGCTAAAATCCCTGCTAATGTTGTCTTCCACGATTTAATCATTTCTTCTGTTTTAAATTATTATCAAATATTTTATAACCTATATACATAGACAAAACTACATAAATAAGTTTAATTATCCACATTATTTTTTACTAGCGTCTTTACGGATAGCTTGGTAGTAGTAAATTATGGCAAAAACGGATACAACACACCCTAATACAAATGAGATAATTTTCATAGTCCAATCGGCTACATTTGCCGATACTGCAAAAAAACCTAATCCCCCTATTAGTGTTGCAAATCCGTCTGCTGTCTGTTTAATGTGGTGTAACATAGTCTCTTAATGTGATTTTATTTGAATGTTAATTTTAAAAACGCCGCAACGAATTGTAAAAGCATCAACGCCGAACCATCCCAAGCCGTGTATTGTGCTGATGTCAAAGTATACTGATTTGATTTAACCCTCCTGCCATCATTAGCTATTAAAACATAGCTAACAGTTACTAAGGTGTCATTTTCACTTGAATAAGACTGATTTGAGCCAGTTATCCCAATAGCTGACAAGGTGTCTTTCTGTTCGGGGAAACCTTGCCTAAAATAGACTTCGTTTATTCTTGCGGCTGTGCAGCCTGTAATAGTCGTGTCTATTGTTTGAGCCATAACACTTAACGACCCTAATACTAATAATCCTAATAATAACTTCTTCATAATTGATTGATTTATAATCCGTATCTACTTTTTAATGCGTTAAAATTTTGAGCGACTTCTGTTGATGTTAATGCCCTATTATATAATTGGCAAACTGATATAAAACCATTATATCCTTGCGTAAGATCTCCCTTATCAGATGCTATTCTTGCATCAAGTCCGCTATTGGTTAGCGTGCTATTTGTTATAGTACCTGTTGCTTTTGAAACCCCATTAATATATACAGTAATAGCATTGGCGTTATTAGTTACACATATATTAGTCCAATTACTATTTAATATTGAAACACTTGTTTTTATTTGCGTTAAATTACCGGCATCATTACGTTGCACGAACCCTACTGTAAAACCATCAAAATTACTACCATTGTCTATTTTAAATATATCATTGCCGCTAGATGCCCTTTCACAATACATTGCACCACCCGAAGAAGCGGAATTTACATTTACCCATAAACAAACTGTTGAACTAGATAATGCGCTAATAATCTGTTTACCAAAAGAGGCATATTGATTTCCATTAAAAGTAAAGTAACCATTTTTTGAAGTATTAAATGTAGGGCTTGAAACTAAAGTAGTATTATTGCTCATTCCACTTATGTCATACCATAAACTCCCAATACCATTATAAGAATTTGAATTTTGAGCGGTAATGTTTGCTATCAATCCATTTGTTACAATTGGTGGGTATTGCCCGATTGCTCCTAAAAAGAATCGCATAGGCTGTGCGTTTGCAACGCCAATGAATAATAATAAAATAACTAAATATCTCATTTATTTACAATTTAATAACCAAACAGACGTAAATTTCGTGCCATCATAAAATATACATATTTCATCCCTCGAACTTGCTGTTGTAGTAAGTGAGGGTATTACTCCTGCTGGCGAAATAAAGTTAGTATAAGTGGTGATTGTACGACTTCCTGTGGCATCTTGATAAACATCTAAATGATAAGTTCGCCCTGCTACCGCATTGGATATTGTTAGCGTTCTGCCTGTGCCTGCAAGTGTTACCTGTGCATTGCATCCGTTACGAGCATCCCAAGTAATAGTTGCCCCGTCTGTAAGGGTAATGATGGGGCTGAAAGTTTGTGTTACTGTTGCTACTGATGCGCTATCTACTTTTAAAGGGCTGCCACTCGTTCCAATTCCTGTCAATCCAAAGCCTGTTGTAATATTAGCCACTATTTTAGTCGTATCCAAATTATATGCACCTGTGCTTGAATTGTAGGTAAAGATTGAACCCGTAGAAACGTTGCGAGTTGCAGATAGGCTACTTCCTGCTAAATAGTCGTTTGATGCACCAGCCGTTGCCGCGCTAACATTACCACTACCGTCCGCCTTTAATATCCCCGTTACACTACCTGCACCGCCTTTAGTACTGCCTATTACTGACCCGTTCCATGTAGCGTTGGTTATACTTGCCGCCCCTAGATTAAAAGTGTTTGTACTCCAACTTACCGCCGAAGGTGCGCTAAAATGATAATCCCATGTACCCGCTGAACTGCCATTGCTTACCAATACAACATAGGCATAACCGCCCGAAGGGATGGATAAAACAGTTGTTCCAGAGTTATTGTTTACGGTTACTGCTCCACTAGACTGATTGTTATTGAAACTAAAAGTACACCCATTGGGCAAAGTAGTTGCATCAGGTAACTGCACAACCTGCCCACCTGACCCTGTTATGTAATAGTTGGGGGTAGATAAAACGGTTAAAGTTATCTGTGTGCCGCTTGCCGCTACGTTACTAAAACCGCTATAAAACGTATTCGCCGCTACATTACCACACGCTGTATCTACTGTTACACCGTTGGTATATCCCACATGGTTTGTGCCATTCCAATAAGTTAGGGGTACTTTCGAAGATGTGATAGTTGGGGAGTTGCCTGTGATGCTACCTGTGCCTTTGTTAGCGTTGAAGTAAGTAGGGGTAATGTATAAACTACTATCCTTAGCCATTAGTACCTGCCTAAAATATTGCCCCGAACCTATTTGAGCAAATAAACTACCATTATGAGTGCCTATCAAATTATAAGCAACGTTTCTGTTGGTGTCGGGCAATGATAAGTAATTAATAGGATATATCGCACCTCCTGTTATGGCTGCGCTACTCGATGCGGTTACGTCACCTGCAAAATCAAAAGAAACGCCACTATTACTTAATGTGCCTGTTTTGCCGAAAGTCCAATAGTTAGTATTGTTATTCATTATTTTCAAGTCGTTATTATCCGTAGTACCCAATGTTGCAGTTGTGCCGAATGAGTTGCCGCCTTGTGAGAAATAATTAGAAGCGTTTAAACTATCTTTAGGAACGTTACCGATTGCAACCAATAATGAACCGTTTGTATTATTAGCGGTTACTATACCTATTCTCATTGCAGGGTATAATGTAGAGGGGGTTGGTGATATTCCCCCGTTATCGCCTAGATAAACGTTTTGTCCTGCATTGTATATGCTTAAATTAAGCCCCGTTACTATCCCCCCGTTATAAACTATTCTTCCATATCCATTATTAGGGATGGAATCTAAAGATATTGCAAAAGGGGGGTATCTAGGATTACTACCTTTTGCTATTGCTATACTAGATGTTGAATCAAGGCAAACGGGTGTTAGTGGGGAAATCCCCGTCCCCGTATTTTTGGGACTAGCCCCTACTGTACTTAACCTACTTGAATTGCCAAGACTATCTATGTAGTAGGGTTCTGTAAAGCCATTATTAGTCTTTGAATAAACCGATATTCCGACACTAGGATTAGAAGGGTCTGTACTTAGTGGGGTATAATTATTTTTGGTTGTTTTACCTATGTAATAATATGTCGTACCGCTAGGTGTATCTATTGAAAGATTTGCAGTATAGCTTAATGAATGAACACCATTATAAAAAGGTATATCTTGAATTACCCCATTGCTGAATGTATTTCCACTTGCTAATGCACTATTGAATTGGGAAACTTTTTTAAAGTTGCTATTAGCTATCCCCCCGTTTAGAATCCAATAAGAACTATCTACCTTAGTATAAACCATAAAGGTTATAGTATCTCTATAATAAGTGGGGATTGCGTTTCTTGCAATCGTATCATAAACTACTTTTGTAGCCCCTTGAAGATATGTGCCGTAATATCCTGCATAAGCCCCTGCGGGTTGAATCCCCCCACTAGAATTGATAAACACTTGCCCAAAAGAATTAAGGCTTATAAAAAGAGATAATATAATTAATAGTTTCTTCATTTATTGAAAAGTTACTGCTGTTGCTGAAAGATTACCAATTTGATTATTACTTACTGTATAGTATCCATTATATGTTCCCCCACTTGCATTTGTAAAGGTAATTGAATTATTTAGACTAAATGCAGATGTAGATGGGAATCCATTTACGGTAACACTTGTAACTGTACTCGTATTGACATAGAAAAGATACTTTGCGCTGCCTTGTTGTGGGATTGTGTACGAAAGTGAAGTTGCCCCCCCGCTATTATCTTGATATAAGGCTGCCAATATTTCTGCTTGGGTGGGGGTTGTTGTTGCCGAAAATCCCAAATACCTTTTGTTATAAAAGGAAAATATAGTCGTTGCCGTAGCCGTTTTTGAATCAGTAGTAGTGACTACATTGCTATATGTAGTATTAGTGTTTCTTGTTACTGAAACTCCTTGTGTGCCTGTTACTGTACTACCTGCACTTGGTTGTGTAAATGTTTGCCCTGTACCTGCTACTACTATTGTAGCAATGGGATTTGTTGCTCCCTGTGTTGATGTAGCCGATAATCTCCCCGCCCCCCAATTTAAAGTGTAAGACAATGCAGCCCCACTAGCAACGATTTCCTGTGAAAATCCCCCTGTCAAAGTAGCAGTAGGGTTTTGTGTTTGTATCTTAACATACCCCAACAAGGTATCATTAAGTGCTGTATGGGTTACAAATAGGCTACTATCTACGGTTGATGAGTTTCGTTTCCATCCGAAACCATTCCAAAACCATTTTGCTGTATCCACCCCTGCATTTGCAAAAATTATTTCTGTACCATAATAACGGGCTTTCATATTTGTATCCGTCCTTACTGCGGGGATATAGCCACTATCTGATTTTAAAAAAGCGTATTTTATCCAACTTGTAGAATTGGTTACGGGATTACCTTGTGGGAGTGATTGCGAAAATCCCCCTACCAAAAACAAACTTAATAATATAGTTAATAGTATCTTCATTTATTTAATTGTTATTTATTAAGGGTAAACGCGGATTTCTATTGATAAACACGTAAGTAAATATTTGAAAATGTCAATAACCCATCCGTTAAAACACCGCTTGAATTATATGTATAAAAAGTGAAAATATTTTTATATATTATACCTGATTGCGTTGTAGAAAAAGTACCATTAGTTATTTTATTGTCGGAGAATGATATATCTGTATTATTCCCACAATATTGGAAGTGAATATTTGTTTTTGTAGATATAGTGCAAGTGTAAGTTCCTGTAGATATATAGTCAAAATGAACTGAATTAACACTAAATGTATCTATATCATCTACAAATACCTTTTGAATTGTAGGGGCTGTTGTTCCGCTTTGATATAACCTAGCTCTAAATTCATAATATCCTTTTGAGGGGATATTCGCTTGTACATAATTCTTTACTGCATTAACACTAGGATATAGTATATTGCTTGCGCTATCTGATGGATTTATTGATACCGCTAAGTTATTTACGTCTTGGGGGATTAATCCTTGATTTTGCACTGAATATAACCATTCGCCGCTACCTACATATTGTAATCTAACTTGTATGCCCGAATCTACTGTAATATTATTTGTATAGCTTCCACTAGATGCTGTTGCGTAAAAATAAGTCCCTGTATTAGACCTTAAATTAAAATTGTTATTCAAACTATAAGAACCTGTTATATTGTATATGTAATCTGTTTCACCTATTTTTGGGTTAGGATTAGTAAATAGTGAATACCCACTATTTGTAGGGTTTACAAAAGTATATTTAGAAGTTGTAGTTATTGTTCCACTTAGGGTTATTACTGTGTCAGTATAAGAAACACTATTTGCTTTTACAAATCTAGTGATAGCTTGTACACTAGGGTACTTCGTAGTAGAAGCACTATCAGATGTTGCATTGTTAGATAAATTACTTAACGCTTGTGCATATCTGCCTACTGATTGAACTGTTGGGTATTTTGTTGTGCTGCTACTATCGCTTGCTACATTTGTTGATTTATTAGCAATATTTTCGGGTACATACCCTAAGCCAACATTAAGAATATCCCAATTAGTAGATGTTTGCCCGGGGCTATTAGTCAATGCCCTTACACTAGACCCTACTACAACCGATGTCCCGCCTAAAGTACCTGCTACTTTTATATACCATAAATCTCCCTTTTGTATAGCCCCTGCTGTGCCACTACCCCCCGTTGAAGGGAAAACGTTGCCACTAGCATCGTAACTACCTCTGTCATTAAGAAGTCCTACTACTAGACCTGCGGCATAGGTTCTTGTGGCTTGTTGTGTAGGGTATAAAGTAGAACTATTTGCAGCCATAGTCCCATCGTTAGAAAGGTTTGATGTAACTTGATAGCCACTAAGGTTTGGGGCGTGGTTGGTTACATAAGACTTTACTGCGTTTTGTGTAGGTAGAGAATACAATGGGGAACTAGAAAGGGATGTATCATTTGAAAATGCGTTTACACCATACCCCCCTAGATTAATAAAAGAACTAGCTTGTAAGGACAATGCTTCTATACTAGAAAAGTTATTATCTCCCGTAAACACATTGTTTTTAGCTAAATAAGGGATTCTTGTAGTGTCAATAGAACCACCTCCTCCACCTTGATGATTAGTTACATACGATTTTACTGCTTTTTGTGTGGGCAATATTGCATTTGAATTACTTGTCATTGCGGTATCGGTAGATATTGATGATATTAATTGACCGCTAGTAAACCCCAAAAAACCATTTATTGTCAATGTATTATAATGCCCGTCTATTGATAGGGTAGTTCCTGCATCATTATTATTAATATCTCCTATTGTAGTAATATCTCCATTTATTGATAACCCACTTGCATCGTTGTTGTTACTTACGTTTATATTAGGGAAAGTATTATTGCCTGTAAAATTATTATTCTTAGCTAAATAAGGTATTTTAGTACTATCAATAAGTTTTGAATTATTTATCTTGTTGTAGATAATGTTTTCAAACATCCTACCTACTCTTACGGCGGTGTTAGCCCCTGCCCTTGTTTCATTTTTTATTGTATCTGCTTGTGTAATTAATTGGGCATCTGTTAATTGGGATTTCCCCTCAAAGTAAACAAGCCCCAACAAAACTAATAAAATAACTTTCTTCATATATCTATTTTAATTTTTAACTAAACGTATTGTCAAATGTATTATCAAATGTATCTACCGAACTCCCCCCACTACTAACCGCATAATCTATTATTACTTTCATCCCATATTGTAATCCTAAGTTCTCTGTTGGGTTATCTATGGAATAGTTAAAGAATGTAATTGTGACAAAGGTAGGGGTATAAATTATATCTACGCTAAGTTGCCCTACAATATTTGGAAATATTCTTGTGCCGTCTATATATACCTTTACTGATTTAGTTGCTATATTAGCAGAATTTATAGTATATGTAGTGGCGTTTGCAGGAATTATAATGGGGGAATCCACTCCTACTATTGCATCTATCTCATTGAATACGGTATTTCCGCTGCCGCTAGTTGATGTAAAGTTATTGGATTGATACCATAGTGAGTTTATCCCTTTGCTTATCCTTAAAGCCTGATTTGCAGGTATATAATTAAGTTGTTCACCAAAAGAAGTATAGTAGACTTTACCGCTTGCAAGGTTCACATCATCCCCTGTTAGGTTTATTATAATCCATTCGTTATATACATTGTCCCCAAAAGTGATAGAAGTAGGGGTTATGCCACTTATTACCGTTACCCCGTTTGATAATGTTATATCCCCCCCTGTTGTTATAGTTTTAGCCCCGTTCCAATTAAGGGGGGATTGTTGGATAAATTTAGCCAACCCATTTATCTGTGCATTACCAAAAATACCCGTTATATCCCCAACCCCATTTGGTATCCAAATAGTATTCGTGTCTTGTAATAGAGCCGCTAAGGTTTGATATGTAACATTTGGGTAAATCATTTATCCTTTATTTCTATGCAATGAGTATTGTTCTATAAATTGGTCTCTAGTAACTATTCCAAACTTCTCTAATAATCTTCCAACAAATTCGTTTTTAAGGTTTACCCCCCACTCTAATTGTTGGCTATTTTTTGAATCATAAACTATTTGCCCCCCTGCACCCGTATTCAAATTAGGGGTTGTTGTTGTGTATGCAAATGTAGCTTGTTTTGGCAATCTAAAATAATATAGGACAACAACGCTTACATCTCTAGGGGCTACGTTGAAAACCCCGTTTACCTGTACCATTTTAGGTTTACTCATTGAAGGTCTTTTATCTTCAAATTCGTGGTTTAAACAAGCATCCCAACGTTGTAAGTCTACCTCTGTAATATCTACTTCTCTTATGCTATTTAAGTAGTCATTAATGCTTTGTGCAGGCGGAGTTACTTCTTGATTATCTTCATCTTTGTAACACAATCCTTTGTTTACTTTATCGTTGGGGATTGTTATTACACTATCATCTGTCTTTACTGTTATCATCCCTGCTTTGAATAACCTTCCGTAGTCTTTAGGTATATTGGCAGTAGTGTAGTATGATGTAGCGGGGTTTGTTATGATATTTTGAGAAACTAAAAACGGGCGCATATTATCCCTCCATTCTTGGCTTTTTTCTGATTCACGGCATCCCATTTCCCATAACTCATAGTTGATAAGATTAAGATGCCTTATGAATACCGTAGCAGGGGGGATAAACCCCCCTTGAAACGTATTTGCTTCCGAACATAAATCTTGATATAAGTCGTATGAATCTATCATCTATTAAGGGCAATTTATTGATTGTAATGCACCTACTACTGCATTTGTTACTGCCCATATAGTACCATCCCCTAATGCAACTGCTGTAATAGTGTTTGAAATAGGTATTGATGTGCCACTATCTGTATATAGTGTAACCCCACTAGCAAAAGAAGAAGTCGTATAAATGGTGGTATAAGGTTGGCTACAAACCGCCGTTGTAAGTACTGTACCTAATTGTACTACTGTCGCTATTGATGGTGGCGTAACTAATATTGTTTGTTCTACTCCGCTTGCAGGACTTGAACAATTTTGCAATACTTGAATGTCGTAAGTAACCCCCACCGTAACAGGAATGCTTACAGGTGTAACCAAATACCCATTGCTACCTACTGTTATTGCGGTAGAATATGTTGTATAAGGATATGCAGGGGAATGTCCACTAACACGATAAAGGACTGTTACTGTTTGTGCTGATGTAGGTATTGTGTCAAAAGCCAACTTGGTAATATTCAAATTTGTCCCCGAAATATTATATAAGAAAGAAAGTATAAGTGGGCAACTTGTTGTATTTGCACAAATAGTCGATGCTATGCAAAAATTATTCAAGAATTGTGTATCTGTGATACCTATTGCCATTATAGCCCTTGCTAATTGTATAGGGGTTGCAAACCCACAAGCATTGGCAAAAACCCCCAATATAATATCTGTTGAAGCAACGGAAGATGCAGGTGTACCAAAAACCCCCTTGACTACATTACAATTTGTCCCTTTGTTCCCTAATGAATAAGCAACCAAAGACCCTAAAGCAGTATTTACCGCTTGTATGTAAATATCTAATTCACCCCCTTGTGCTACTACTATATCTTGCTCTAATCCTGTTGAATTATTTAAAGCAGGAACGGTATAAGATTGGGATGTGAATACTTCGCTAGTGTCTAGTGTACAGATTTTATTGATTATATTCTGTATTACTGTTTGTGCAGGGATAGGAACATAACCCCCACTTGTCTTAGTAAATGTAGCCGCATAATTAGAACTAGCAACTGAATAGTTAAGCCCTATGATTACATTAGGATTAGTGTTAGATACTATATGAATAGTGCCATCTGCGGGGGAATCCCCACTTACTGAAAAAGTACCTATCCCTAAAGTGTTAAGATATGTTTGTAGTGCAGGTAAGTTATTAGTATTGAAAGTAAAGTTAGTAAGGATACTTTCGCTTTGTAGTTGGAAAGAAGTCAATATTGCATACACCCCTACCCCTGTTGGGATATTGGACAATGTGAAAGTATAGTTATTTGCTACACTACTATTGAATACGCATTTACCATCTACTATTATATCGAAGTTGCTGCTTTGGTTTAATTGGTTTATCAAATTGGGGTTAGCCAAAATAGCATTAACCAAATCTTGTGCAAGTACTGCTTCGTTTACTTTTAGGGTGTATGTCTTTTGGTCTCCCGAAACAGAAGTACTCCAAGAATAAGCATCTTCATTTGAAGGGTCAACTGCCACTAAGTAAGTTATATCCCCTATTGTAAGGGTTACGTTATTACCTGTTGCAGAATAAGAGCCTGTTATATCCCCACTAGGATTAAGTATGTAGTTTATCCCGTTTGATATTGCATTTTTACCCGTAACTATACCTGACCCAATACCATAACAATTACAAGAAAATTTACCAATACGTTTTATCTTTTCAATAGTTGCAGGGACATCCACGCCCGTAAGTGGCTGCCATAAGCCAATTACTACTTGTATAAAAAGGCTATTAATTTGCATTAATTGGTCTCTTGCGGCAGATATATCCACACAAGTACCATATCTGATAGTATCCTCTAATTTAGTTATTTCACATACTAAAGGGGAAAGGTCAATATTACATAATGCAGCAAATGTCTTTCTTTGGAAGTAAAGTATGGTTACATAAGTATCATTACCGTATGCGTAATTGTAAATAGAGTTTTGTACAAATTCATAAGCATCTGAACTTACTGTAAGTGGGGCAGAACATACGGCATAATTATTAGCCACAAAAGGGATTGGGCTTGTCCCTGTCCCATCCAAAGGATATTTAAGGCTTAGTGTAGATGATATTTGTGTGCCTATCAAACCATTGTAACCATAATTTGTTTGGTCTTGGAATAAAACGCTTTGTTGGCTACATTGTACCGTTGCTATTGTAGATGCCAAACCTGTCATATCCTGCGAAGCAGTAGTGTTCCCGTTTGGTCTTATTATTGTAGCATTTTGTACTGGGGCGGTATATATATTCCCTACACTATCCTGACAAGTTACTTGGAATGTAAAAGGTACAGGAGAAAATTCTATATTACCTGCGGGCATAGGGAATCTATCGTTCAATACCGTATTAGACCAAACCCCCACAATATCAGGATTACTAATATCCCCGTTATGTATGATTGTTTGTGAAGGTGATATTACCAAAAATGCGTATGATACATTTTGTAGGTTTGTCCCCGTACTAAGATTTTGTAGTTTTACTTTAGGGGTTGGCTGTACGTTGCCATTTGAATCAACATTTTGTGTCAAATCAAAAGTTACGGCTACCCTTAAAAGACCTATATCGGGAGAATTTGTTATTACTAATGACATATTCTAAATTTTTAAAAACAAAAAGGGCGAACCGAAAATCAGCCGCCCTATTACCCACCACCCACAGCGCAATGGGCAACTATTTACACGGCTGTTATTACTGTACCAAAGTTATCTCCCAAAGTAAATCCTGTTGCGAATAATGTTGAGTTAGTCGAATCAAGATACCAAGTAATTTCACCCCCGTTTGTATAATTTGCGTTTAAGTATGTCAACAATGCTGCGGGTGTAGAATATGTAGTTGGTGCTGTTGGAAGAAACACGTTATTGATAATCCCTTGTGGGAAATATTTTAAAGAACCACTTAATGTTGGCAACGCTACGGTTGTGTAATTAACCCCTGCCGCAAAGTAAGTAATAGTCCCATCATTTGTTTGATTGATACTTACTTGTGGTATAATTACTTTAGGAAATAATGTAGGGTCAACTGCAAATATTTGTCTAGGTGAATTAAATGGGTCTGTTATTTGTACAATACCTTGCATCAATATAACCGTACCCCCACTTTGGACACTAGCTGCTGCCATCAAATCTGTCAATTCCCCAAATATGTACCAATACTTAGATGTTCTAGGTTCTTTAATCAAGAAACAAGGAAGGCTATCTACGGTAGGTGGGGTTAAGTAATATTGCCCCGTCCTTAATGTATTGTAATCAAACCCCGTAAAAACACCATTATCTGAAATAGGTACAGCCCATCTATCGTAGTTATCAAACTTTAAATCAGATGCCTTTGTTGGAACATACAATGCCTTTGGAGAACAGGATAGACCGTTTACCATATCAAGGAAGTCTATCCCGTTTTCGTTTAAGACACACGCCGCAACGGTATTACCAAAAATATAAGGAGCAGGTGTTGACATTAATTACTTTTATTTACTATTAAAGTGCAGGGTTCACCGCAATCACACCACCACCAAATACTATTGGAGTGGTAGCACTAAAGTTTGTAATCGTACCAATCAAGGTAAGGTTATCAGAACTCAAAGCCCAAGTGAAAGTAGTAGAACCGATTGTAGTCCAATGTGCATTTGCAAATGTCAATAGGTTTGCAGGGGTTGTATAAGTTGTACCTGCTATTGATGCAGTAGGATATGCTTCTGTACCATTCACGTTTGCAAAAGGGAATAGTTGCAAGCTACCTGACAAGGTAGGCAATGCTAGGTTTACAGTTGTGTTACCGTTTACATCTGCACCATATACTGTTTGTACCCCATAAAGCGTTGCAGCCCCGTGAATGTAATAAACAGAATTGTAAGGGTTGGCTGAACCATTCAAGTATGCAGTTGTAGTTGGCAATGCAGTACCACCATTGGAAGCAGTTACATATTGTGCAGAAGTACCTACTACTATCCAACTGTCTGAACTATTAGTCATAGACAATTTGAATACAGGGATACCCCACAATGGCAATGGCTGATTAGGGCTGTCTGCAAGGTTATAAGGGATATAGTCGTAATCGGAAACAAACCCCTCATTAACAGGAACTGCATAATAATCGCCGTCTAAGTGACCGCCCTCTAAAGGGGTAGCAATTTCTTGTAAAGAACCTATTAGTTGGGATTTCACGAAATCAATCTGATTCCCCTTTCTTAATACTAACGCTTGTATCATAATTTATATTGTTTAATTTTCTGAAACTTGTTTTTCTTTTAAGTCAACCTTTGCTATCAACTCTTGATATTTAGCTGCATATTCAGGGGTTTTAAGCAATTCTGCGATTTGTTTAATCTTAGTCTTTTCGCTTAAATTTTTACCTTCGTAATTAGCCAATACCTTATTGTCGTCAACAAATGAAGCTGTATTTGCCCCTATGTTTATAACTTGCAACTCTTTTGCGTGGACAATCAATGTTGTTACATTATCATCCAAAGTGGTAATAGTATTAAGGAACGTTTCAGGGTCTGCGCTTGCCATACCTGCCAATACTGTTAATTTTTGGGAGTATGTATCGCCACCGTAAGCATTGAACAATGATAATAATGTATCAATCTTAGTTGTTTGGTAAACGTTTTTGCCCCCTTCTTTCTTGACTAAGTTAGCAACATACCCAATAGCCTTGTTACTTACTATCCACCTGTCGTTAAATTGTTCCTCGTCTTTCAAAGGCTCAATTACTTTAAAGAACTTCTTTGATGTATCCCCATCAGGTCTGTTTGTTGCATTCTCGTTAAAGGCGCAATCCCTCATAAAAGAAAACATCCCCCTGTCACCTTCGTCTTTAAGAACTAGGATACCGTTTGGTATCTTTATTTTCTCCCCACTAGGGATATACTCCCCGTTTTCATTGGTTCTAGTTTGGATGCCCTTGGCTTGTAATTTGGTAATCTCGTTTTCATAGATTCCTTTTACATACCTAATTGGGATTTGATTCCCTTCCTCATCCCACTTGTAACTAATTGTAGGTAGGTAAATCACGCTAGGAAAAGACTTTACATCTTCTGTCTTTTGTGACATTACATTCGGGGCGATTTCCCTTCTAAATCCGCTATCCCCCTTAATCGTACTTTCAAAGATTAATACCTGTACTTCTTTCTTTTTGCTAGAAGGTTTAGCTGTGGCTACTTCTGTCATTTATCTACGTTTTATTGTTTATTAGTTATTTTGATAACCTTGTGCAACTGCCCAGAACTCTGCGTTATGCAAAATCATACACATTGATTCTTCACAATCAATTTCGATTGCTTCACAACCACCTGCAAGGTTACGCAAGTCACGGTAGTGTTCTGTGTAAGCACCACCCCATTGATTGCTTTGGATTTGATAGAACTCCATAGCTTTCAATTCTTTACCGTTACCGTCTGTCAAACCGCCGTGAGGCATAAAGTAAGATATGTAACGGTTGTTATCAGAACCTATTGAACGTTCATCACTCAAAGCCCCAAGTTCTTTCAATGTCACTACACGACCCTTATAAGAGTATGCAGAAAGACCAATTTTGTTTACTGCTGTTTCGGCGTCTTTTTCACCTCTTTCGTTTGCGCTTCTTTTGAAAGCCTCAAACGCAAGTGTACCTACTACGTTACGAGTAACCATCTTATTTGTACGGTCAACTGTTTTAAGGTTGAACCCTAAGCCTCCCAAAGCAGTAAATTCTTTTGTTCTCTTAAAGCCATCATTGTAAAGCAAGAATGGTTCGTAATCACTTTCCCAATCAAATCCAATAGATGCAGAGAAAGGAATCAATGAAGCACCACCGTAGAATAATGAAGGGTTCATACCGTAGAAACCAATAGTCCAACTATCAAGACCTTGATTTGTCAAACCGCCTGTATTTTGATATACAGAGTTGAAATCGGGGCTACCGCTAAAGCAGTGAATATTCAAGAAATATCTTAGTTTCTTTCTAAGTTGTTGCATTTCGTAAGTATCGAAAGCATCAAATTCTTTACCTTCTGCATCAATGAATACTGCATAACGTGCTTGGTCTAACAACCCACGCAAAGTATCAATTTGATAAGAAGCATCTTTTCTTGCTCTTAGGAAATAGTTTTCTCTAGCCCAACCTAAAGTTTCAAAACTTTCTTTAGGGATAGCACAAGAATAACCACCTACCGCAACCGCTTCCAATACTAAGTAAGGCTTGTTGGCATACAAAGTAATAGGGGTTGTGTTTGAAGCCAAAGAACGCACTTGGATTTTATGTGCATTAGGGATACTTGAATCCTTTGCAACTACTTCATACATTGTGTTCGTTTCCTTATCCAAAATACGATACCCTGCTGATGGCAAAGAGTAAACACCGTTTTGGCTGTGGTTTGAAGGTATGATAGTACCTGTTGCAATTTGGGTAGTAATACCGTTTACAGTTGTTGCAGTACTTGTTACAGTAGCACCAAAGTAAATATTAAAGTTTGGCTCACCTGCATACCTGTTGTAGAAACGCTTAGTGTTCACCATTGTTTCCCCTGTATTGAACAAGTCAAACATAAAGTTGTAATCTATGTTTTCCCCTTTTAGGTTAATCAATTCGTGAATGATGTTCTTTTGGAATGTAGTCCCTTGCAGGTCATTCTTATTCAAACCTAACGCATTCTGCGCTGAACCTGTCCAAGTGATAGCCCCTATCGCTTGGTTTAAATTTGCCATTGTCAATAACCCATCAACCGTAAAAGGTTTTTGTTGGAATCTAGGCGAGTTGCTAAATGAAGGTATTGCCATATTGTTTTATTTTATTGTTTGTTTGTTTTAATTATTTTCCGCACTATAATAAGCGTTTCTTTTTTCTATCCCCGTCTTTACTTCTGTACCATTGCTCAAAGCAACCCTGTCTTTCAATATCCCTTTCAACCCCCCTTTGTGCCTGATAACCCCCTTATTTACCGCATCTGACAATATGCTTGGCAAGTTTTCTACTATGATGGCATTTTTTACTATCGTAGATATTTGCTCTTTTGTAGCACCGTTTAGTATTTGCTTTCTAGCTTCTGATTCAGATAAGAAGTGTTCAATATATCCTTCTATCGCTTCACTAGCATCTACTTTTAAAGTCCAATCAACGCCTGCTATTGGCAATTCCAAACTTTTCAATTCGGTCTTTACTTCTTCTATGATAGCCTTATATGTTGGGGCTTTTGAAAGAACTTCTTTGTTTACCTTTTCTTCTTCTGATTTTTGTTTTTCAAAAGAAGTGTATTTATCTTCTAGGCTTACTATTTCGGGGAATGTACTTTCGATAATGTTTTTTGCAAGTGCATTAAGAAGTTTTTGCCCTCTCTTATACTTTGCGCTTTCTTTATCTTCGTTCAATCCAAACTTTTCGTCATATTCCGCCTTGAAATCATCTTCGTCAAATCCTTCTTCTTGTCTTGCTTCTTCAAGTTGTTGTTCATAAACTGCTTGGTGTGGGTTTGCATTTACTTTTGTAAACAATTCAAAACTTTCTGCATCAATCAGCTTGTTTTGTAACCCCCAAGCAAGGGATTCTGATTTACGTCTTGATTTTTCTGCCTTTTCATCAACTACGGGTTTAAATAAATCAGAAACATCATCACGACCCGTTTTCTTTTTAAGGTATTCTACGACTGCTTCGTCTGTCAATTCGATTTTAGCAGGGGCATCGTCTTTTTTTTCTTCAACTATTGGGGTAACTTCTTCTTTTTGTTTTGCGCCAATCTTTAAAGGGGTTTCGTCAATAACTTCTTCTGACTTATCATCTACGTTATCAACTTTATTTGCAGGGGTTTCCAAAGAACTATAATATTCGTCTCTTTTCTTCCTAGCCTCTAGGACTGCGGCATCATCACCGCCTCCTCCTGTTATTTCTGTATCCGTGTTGAAAATGAATTTGCTGTGGGTGCGAATCATAAATAATTAATTACGATGTAAAATTGCACCCGATTTTGTTCTTAAATAACATTCCATTACCTTTGTAATCTTTCAAAGTGATTATATGTCAAAAAGGAATGTTGTTCAATTAAAACCCACTAGGACTGAAAACGAGTGGAAAGCATTTGAAGAAAAAATTAAAAGGGATAACCCAAAGGTTACTATACGTTCCTATCTTAGAAAGAAAATAATAACTTTGATAAGGGATTTCAATGAATGTCCCGAATGTATAACTGAAATGGTTAGCCAAAAAAGGGTGTGGAGTAGTACTTATATATCTACTGACGAACACGAGGCATTAAAGATAATATCCCAAAAAACAAATACCCCCATCAACACTATTATTGATAGGGGTATTATTCAACCCGTTCTGATAGAAAAAATCTAATAGCTTTCTTGCTGTTGCAAATCTGCTTTATGTGTGGCTAAGTCTTTTTGGTTAGCCGTTCTTGTTTGTTGTTTTGTAGGCTCGTTTTCTATCTTTTTATCTGTAATATCTTCTTTAGTCTTATTGTTAAGTTGTGCAACTTGTACCATAGCTTGTGCAGGGATTTGAGCCTTTTGTATTTCTGCCGCATCTTTAGCTTGTTGCATCTTAGCTTGATTAGCTTGCATTTCTTTTTCGTGGTCTTGCTGCATCTTCATTTCTTCCAACTTTTCTTTTCTCACACGCTTTCTTGCTTTCTCACGATATTGCTCTAATAATGCTAATCCTTGTCTTGGGTCTTTCTCACGGGTAATAATTCCCCACTCGTTTAATTCTATCCCACCTTTACCGTCCTGATTAGCTAATGCCATATCTGCTGCTTGAATAACCTTTTGTCTATCCATAGCTGTAATGTAGTTGCCTACATATAATCCTAATCTATGTGCTGCTTTGTTTTTATCTGCATAGTCTTTTAGGGTTTTCAAGTTGTTGAACTGTAATTCCCCTATTATTGACCTAATCCAATCGCAAGCCAAACTATCTTCAAAAGCTAAAGCATCTTGGGTTGTGTTTAGTATCCTAGTACATATACGTTCTTTTACATACTGTATTATCCTAAATATATACCCTGTGCTTTTTTCGCTTTGGGTTGTTTCCATTTCGGAAGCCTTGAAGCCTTTTCGTGCATTTTGCACTTGTCCTAATCTTACATCATTAAGACCTACCATTTGGGCAATGTTTTCAATAGCTGTCTTTTCTATTGATTCTATCCACATTGATTGTAGGTCACGGGGTTGCTGTACTTCTATCCTATGGTAGTCTTGGGTTTTTCTGCCATCTATTCTAGGTCTTACCCTAATCCTAACGTGGGATTGTTTTTGTACTTTTACTATATCCTCTAAAATATTCCCTACTGAAAAGTTGGGGGAATCTTCGTTGTCTTGTTGATACTCCCTTTTGAATAGTTGAGCCAACTCCATTACCTCGTCCCAATCGTAATCTTCTTTGTTAGGCTGTACTTTTGATAGCAACCATAATATCCTATAAGCAGCTTGGTTTGCCTTGAAAATATCCGTCTTAGATATATCTACTGCGCTTGCACCTTCTTTACGGTAAACTATCATATTGCCACAAGAATATTCATCATTTACCCCTTGTGTATCTTGATAGATTACTTTACCGAAATTATATATCCATTGGGATATGCTTGTAGTCGGTAAAAAGTAACTATAATAAAATTGCTCGTTAGTGATATTTTCTACAACATACCCTTCTGTAACTTCTTTGTCGTCTAAGTCATAACCATAAGGGACAATCTTGCCTACTTCTATTTCTTTCCCGTTCTTATCTTTTTTTGATAGGTATGACTTTGTGGCATCTATTGAGCAAAACTCAATATACCCAACTTGAACATTATAGGTATAGGCTTGTTCCCAAGAAAGGAATTTGCCCCCAAACTCCCCACTATAACCTTGCGCTTGTGAGAAATAGTCTTTATCGCTTTCGTAATTTGGGTGATGTTTCCCGTTGTATTCCCTATTGCCCTGTGTAAAACCAGTGTAGGTGCTGTTGTTGCTGAAATTTAAAGCCCATAGTAATTGATACCAATCCCGTTCAAAGTCGAAATCCTGACCTGCCATTGCGATAAAATCCCTTAATGGGACATTCTGCACCCACCCGTTACAAATATCCCTAGAGCCATCACGTTTATTGCCAAATATGCCATATACTTCTTCGGGGAATATCCTTTGTATCTTTTGTTCCCCCGTTGTTTGGCTAACATATTTATGTACTGTACAAGTATTGGTGCTAAGAATGTCTATAACGTTGTCCTCTAATATTTCTTTGTCGTAGTTGTTTACATTTAGTACTGCACTTATTACTTTGTTAGCGGCGATTTCTTGCTTTAATCGGATAAAGTCATTCCTATGAAAGAAGTCTATATCTTCTTTGTCATTGGGGTCTAACCCGTATAAAAGCATTTCTTTTATGTTGGTCTTAAACTTTGTATCGTCTGCTGGCAAAGGGGGTAATCCTACCCTTGAATTTAATTCAGATACTGCTTTTTGATGTTGGGTAAAAGTAGACAATCTTTTAATATCTGCTTGCTTATCCATCATTGCTGATTCATCATTTGCCCTTACTGTTATTTCGGGGGGGTCGCTTCGCAATTCTTCCAAGATGATATTGAATATACGCCCCCAAATCCCCAAAGGAACGAAATCGGTATTTTCTAAAAACTCTTTATCGCTAAAAAAAGCCTTTACATTGTCCATTGGTTGCTGTGAAAATAGTATCTGTCTATTTTCAATAGCACGTTCACGATTGACTAACTGTACCCAATCTCGTCTGAATATAGTTATTACATCGTTAAACCATTTTGCATCTTTTTTATTTGGATTAAGCTGTTTGTAACACTCCGAAGCAAATAAGTCCATAAATTATAATTATTGTGTAAAAGTACATAAATTTGCACGAATTAATTAAACTAGAAAAAATGAGCAATAAATACATCGCCATATCCCCTAATATAATAGTTAGAGTTTCAAAGGAATCCTTAGTTAAAAACCGTGAAGGTGAAGAAATATACCACCACCAATCTTTTGTATGGTACACCCGTAATCTTCAATGTGGTGAGATAGTTTCTATTTCTGATATTGCTAAAAAACAACTGCCACTTGCTGAAATAGGGGATTTACTAATTTACCACCACTTCATAGAAGCATCTGCTTCATTAAGTGAAACTAAAAGCCACTACTTAGTAGATGAAACAGAAACAGATTTTTATTTCAATGTATTGGCTAAAGAAGTTGCAGGGGAATTTATACAAACCTACGGCATCTTAAAAGACAATGAAATAATCCCACACCCCTTCTATACTTTTTTACACCAAGAAGAAATATGCTTGAATGAAGATAGTTTGGCTGCTTATCGTTTAAGTCGTGACGAAAAGATAAGGAAGCTAAACCAAGCAAAACAAGATAACCTCTACAAGATGCACAACTCCCCTGCTAATTGGGATTTGCGTACAGAAATAAGACGTAAAGAAAAAGAAAGCCTTGAAACGACCAAAGAACTAAGTAAAAGAAAAACCATTGCTTTCAAAGTAGCTTACGTTACAAATGAAAAGCCATATAAAAAAGAAGATATTATCTCTATCCCTAGCTTTGCAGCCAACACAATAGTTTCCGTTAATGGGAATGATTACCGTGTGGTGGAATCAAAATATATATCATCTGTTATTCCCGAAGTTGCCCCTTCTCTAATATAGGGTCACGCTTTGAATCAAACATTGTCACTTCACTACCAAAGTACTCCATGTAATTGTTGGCAGTACTACTATCTGTTATTAACCTTATTTGTATCCATTGACCGTATAATGGGTTACCCTCTTGACCGATATTGCCAAGTACTGTTGGGGTTGTGTTGGAATCAGTAGGGGTATTCATATCCCGTAAGAATCCTGCCGAACTAAAGAATTGACCCCATTGAAAGTTGTTTAATAACAAATAAGACTTTTGACCCGTTTGTGTTATTATCCTATCTGCAAATAAAAGATTTTGCTTACAGTAATTTGATAGTGCTTGGAAGAACACTTGTGACAATGCTTGTGTGGCACAAACTATTTCAATAACACTTTCGCATTGCACTCCATAAAACACATTGAACGAATTATTTGTATTTATGTTATGGTGGGAATATATTGCACCGTTGTTAAATGTGAACAACTGCTTATTCAATAAGTCACCATCAATACTTGCATACATTTCGGGAGTAAAAGATACATCCCCCGTAACATTGGTAGTATTAATATCAAATGTTGTTGTATTGTTGTCTAGTGGGGTATAATTCCTGCTTTGGTTTATGTAACTGATATTACTTAAAGAGAAGTCGGTCAATAGATATTTGTTTTCAAGTGGGTCTATTCCCCCTACAAAAAACTTAGTGCCATCTGCTGCAATAGCCTTTAATTTAGCCCTAAAAGAACTATCTATTTTGCCTTTTATCACATTAGGCAGTATCTCATTTTCATCACTAATCATTGATTTGAAAGAAGAAAAATTAAACTGCAAAACATCACATTGCTGCCTATCAACAAACATAGTCAATTTACCTAAAGTCTGTATGCTACACTTGTCTATTAGTTGGCATCCGTAAACATCCCCTATTTCTCTTTCGGGATTTCCCCACACATTACTTGCAGAAGCAACACTTACCGTCCCTGCTGAATCTACCCTTAATAAGTTGTCATTATACCCTACTTTAAAGTTGCTGAATTGTGTCAAGAACCAAACAACACCAGTATCGAATACTGCCCCAGAAATGCCAAATGTATTTTTAATGTCGAAATCTTGTATTAAATTATCTGAAAAATATTGAAGATAATTCAATGCCCCATTCATAGATAAAGTCCCCGTCAATATAACTGAATTTATCTTATGTAAAACTTGTTCGTAAAGGTTATTTGTATATGCCCTACCTTGATTGTTTATATTTAACCCCCAAGTATTGCTAGGGGATTTGCTTTCAAATCTAAACCCAAAATTATTTAACGAAACTATTGAATTACTACTATCGAAGGTCTGCACTTGCGCCGTTACTATACTTCCAGATGTGTCAGTATTGGTTATTGTTGTGACCAAAGGCGTTTGTGATAATAAAGTTGGGACTGGTATTTGCCTACTCAAAAAATAAGTGTCGTAAACATTTAGTTTAATTGATGTCTTTTGTGGCACTCCATCAACTAAATCAATCCTACTATTTGGTATTTCAAAGTAAGATATTTGCTCTAAATTATTTACTGATTTTGGTCTATATATCCTAATTATTGCATTTGGCAAAAGTCCCTTTAATTCCCCTGAATAATCAATAAGAAAGTACTGCCCTGTTGTATCATATTTTACTACCGAAGATATATTTTTAGAAAAAAAAGTATTATCCCCATTTATCATAAACAAAACCCTGTCCCCTACTACGGGCGTATTTTTACCCTCTGCGATAAAAGACCAATTGCAAGTGGTATTGTAATTATTATTTGCGTTAAACTTATTTAGACTAGCATACCATATCCTTATTTGAGAAGGAGAATATATATTAATAGCCCCCGTATTATCAATAAAATCAGCCTTATCTACTATCCAAGTTACATAGTCTGATATAGACAATTCAGCCCCCATTGCCACTGTAAGATACTTTAAGTTTTTAGGGAATGTAGTCCCGTTTGTTATATCCAATTGTGGCGACCAAGCGTTTACCGATTGAGATTGAATTAAAGATGGGACATTTAATACCCTTAAAGGCTCTGCGTATGTAACTCTTTTTCCATCGTGACCAATAAGTGAAAAAGGATATTTTCCCCCACTAAGCAATGACTTAAATGATTTATATTCTAATATAACTACACCAATGTCATATATTCTTTCCCCACAAGCACCAACGCAAGCATCTATTGTTAGTGGTATAGTTGAAATACAAGTATCCCCCACGCCCGTAAATGAACACGCCCCCCCGCTTATAATCAATGAATCGTATCGAACACTGCCATTGTAAACGTCATCGTGAGCAATCAAAGAAAAAGAACCATCATCATCCGTTGTTGTATGCCCACCCCTTGTTAATGTTATAGGCAAGTTCGGTATCCCTTCATCTGTGCCATTCAGTATTATTTTACCCTGTATTATCACCCTATTACATGGCAAGTTATACATTTGTTCCCAAGCAGGGTTCTTTGTGTTTATGGTGAAATTAGAAAAACTCATCATCCCCCTGTTCCCCTTGCCTGTATTCCAACTCGCTTCTTGACAATTATAGTAAAAATTGTAATAATAAGTTCTAGGCGATGTAGATGTAACAAATTTATAATAAAACCCATTATGGTCTGTTATCCCGCTAGTAAACCTGCCATCTATCCTCATCAACTCCATTGGGTTTTGTGGAAACCCATTCTGATTTGTTTCGTATATATAACCACAAGTGGCATAGTTATCTTGCGATGTAAATTCTGCGATAGTAAGAATCCTTACGCTGTCTAGTGTATTATAGTCTAAATCACAAGCGTTTATAACTAATTCTTTTGTGGTTGGGTCGCCGTTACTGAAATTAAGTATCCCTGCCTTTATATCGTCTGGGTTAATAGTGTTTAAGCCATATACGGTTGTACTTGTAGACTGAAAATCACCCCCACTTGCTGGGTCGTATAAGTGAGATGCTAGTCTAAATATTTTAACCCCTGCCGTAACCCCTGTAAAAGTAAATCGTTGCAAGGAATTACCTGTGTGTGAAAAATCTTCATCAACTTGCCAAGTGCCTCCGTCCCAATATACTTGTTCACTTACTGCAATGCTGCCATCGTTTAGATAACCAATAAAACCGCTTTGGTAAATATTAGTAAAGTATTGACTGAAATTTCTTGCCAAGTCTGAATTTCCCCAAACATACCCCGTTGAACCTTTCTTAGTAACTCCACCAATAGAACCATTAAGTACGCTTTGTATGGCAACGTATATCGTTATATTCCTTGTTTCCCCTATGCTTACGGGGGTTGAATTTAAAGATAACTTGCAATTATCTGTTATACTACTGCCAAACGGCGAGAACCCTTGCAAGAAATTGGCATAAGCAAGTTTTTGATTTAATTCAAATAAAACCTGTGGCTTTTGGGGAACGGGGTTTTCTATCCTGTTTGTTTCATCTTGGGAAACAGGCGTTTGTTGCCCATTATTGCAGAATGTATATGTTATTTGATTAGTTGAAGGGTTATATGTAACGTTGGGGTTTCTTTGCCTAGTCCACCATTCCCCTACTGTACTGCCTTTATAAAGTAGCAATGTGGAATCAACATACCATTGGTCACTATTTCCTATCCTATATTCTACATCTATTGAATTGTTGAATGGATTACCCGCATCAAATGTCAATGACAAGCAACGTGGGCTAGTACTGCTTGATACCATACAATCATTGACCCCACTAAAATATAGGTCACTGATTATCCCATGTTCAGAGGGTACGCCAAATACGTTTGTGTTTTTTATCCTAAATTGAAATCCTTGATACAATAAATCATTAGGTATAGCTAAATCTGCTGTTGTTGCGGGAATTTCTGCTATTAATATTTCAGAATCAGGCGTATCAAATCCAGTCCTTATTAATGTACAAGGGTCGTAATTACCTTTAAAATAAGGGTAAATAGTACTATTAAAGCCTTGTGAAGATATTGCATCGTCAACTCTTAAATATCCGCCGTCATTAAATCCATCAGCCCAATACAAATCCCTTTTTAATACTGTAACCCCCGTGTCAGGGTCAGTTAGTGTAATAGGCAATAATACTATCGAAGCAATAAAGTATTGTGGCAACAACTGAAAATTAAGGCAAGCATTTTGATAAACTAAATCAGCCGTCCTATTACTTGCACTTACTCTATAAATTGAATGATTCCCATTACTGTTATATATGAAACAATAAACTTCATTTGTAACTGCAAAGCCTTTAGCACCTATGCAATAGTTATTCCCACTTGGGAGATTAAAAGGCACATACAACTCATTGCTTTGCAATTTTTTCAATGATGCAGCATTATTCCCCTCTTTTATGTCACCATACTCATTGGTAGTACTTTCGTATGAAGTAACGTTTTTTAGATACCTAGCGGTAAATTCGTCAAAATACGATGCGCTAAGGTCTGTGTTTATCTTTAGGGGCAATATCTTTTTTGTGTGTTGCATTATGCAAAATTAGTGTTTTAGGCGACTTGTTTTGGTTTTGAATATTTACCATTTAAAGCACCTAAGAAATTACCGAAAAACTGACTATCTTCCACATAGTTTTGTCGCCCCAAAATGGTAGCCATATAAATATCGTGCGCCAATACCAAATATCCAAACATCATTACCAAATCCGAAGGTTTTGTCATTTCGGGGTCAAAATCCAAGAACTGTCTAAGTAATGGAATAAAGTGTATTGTTTCGACATAATTAGGTTCATCTTTACCTACATAAAGGTAGTCCTTAGCACTTCTTATTATTGTTTCTAATAGTACGTTTTGGTGGGCGTTTCTTGTCCTTACTATAAAGTTAAAATCAGCCCCTAATTGCATCCACGGTTCGTATGTTATAAGGGTAAATGTAGGGGCTTTGACATCTTTGAAAATCATATAGTACCCTAATCCCTCTTGCAACATCATATTTGCATAAGTGGGTTCGTTTGCTTCTACTATGCTTATCTTAGAAAAGAATATTGTTTCTTTTACTAATTGTTCGTATGATTCACGGGGGTTATCTGGGCGTGCAAAGTAAACTGAAATCAATCGCTTAGATGCTATCTTTCTTTCACGGCTATCCCTGATTGGGTCGTAAATACTCATAGTTCCATAAGCACATTTAGAACCTTCGTTTATTGCTTCTGCCCATTTAACGGTATCTGCACCGCCTACGTTGTTAAATCTTTTTGGGGGCAATAAAGAACCGTTTGTATCGTACCCCCTTAATAAACTTTCGTTGAAAGTGCCTCTATAAAATTCTTCCTTATCTATCCAAAATTCGGGTTCAAATCCGTTTTGCACATCTTCTTCTGAAAGGGGAATACATCTTACTTTAGTAAACTTACCTTTGGGGCGTTTATCTTTTTTACCCATTTCCCAAGCTGCATTATCCCATATCAAACGTGCAGGTATCATTCCGTGTACCCCGTTTGCATTATCTTCTAATTCACTATCTATTTGGGCTATTATCGGTAGGGGATTGAATGTAGAACTTTCTCCACCTATTTCCCAAGCCTCTTTTTCAGTACGGGCTAACTGCCTTTTTACTGAAAGGTATCTTTTAGGGTCGGTCTTAACTTTTTCTAAGGCTTCCTCGATACTATCATTCGCCGCCACTTCGTCACATTCCCCGTACTTATCAATCAAACTAAGGAATGAATAAAGAGAAGAAACGTGGTAGCATATCAATTCACTAAGGGTTCTTTTACTCCCTCTTTTTGTGTGTAATTTACTGCCAAAGAAAATATCCCTTGCTTCTGTAACCCCCACGTCATTTTGTTCTGAAACGTACCCAAATAACCACATTTTGCCTTCGATGTCATTTTGCATCTTAACGGTGGCATTGTTTGTTTCAAATATTTCTTTTGGGTGTTGGTTACTTTTGGCAAGGGTTTTATTAAACTCATCCAAAACAACGTCTGTCATTTTAGGGCTATCAAATCCTTTAGGGTCTGTGGGGGCTACGAATATTCTTGAATTAAGTGCCTTTTCTTGCATCATTGTGTTTAATGCCGACTTATGTGAAGAAGTCCCACTAAATGATTTTGCCCCAAATATTGTATGACCTTCACTTCTTGCATCTGTTTTAGTAGAGGGTTTGAATATGTTTGGCAATCCATCAAAAGCATGATAAAAGTACATCATGTTACTTGTTATGGCAACATCTTTACTCATACTCATTACACCTACTTGTTGCCCTTTGTAAAGGGTTGTTTTGTTTAGTAGGTAACAAGAAAAAAGGAAAGTAACCCCTGTTTTTTTAGCCTTAGAAATGAAAGCCCCAAGTATATTTTCATCCTTATTAACCAAGTCTATCAAATAGAAAATATCTTGTTGGTATTTATAGAAATAACCATATTCTGCATAAACCCTAAGAAAATAATCTTTTGGCACACTATCCCCAAATGTGGCTACATACTTTTCATACCTAGCACTTTTACCATAACAACGGCAATGCTGCATAGTGAAGTAATGATGCCCCGTAATGTATTCTATTTCATTTTTGTTACGGAAGAAAACCCCGTGTTCACGCCTATATAATTCTTTCGATACTGTTTCTATGAATAGTTGGCTATCTGCTGAATTAAAAGACTTGTAAAGCCCACTTTCATCTTGTAGTGTAGCATCTGCATCTAGTTCTGTATAATTAGGGACGAAATTATAAAACACACTAGGTAACTCTAATCTTCTCCAATAGGCGTTTTCGGGCTTTTCATTGTACCATAGTATTTCATCCGTGTTTTTAGGCAACGGGGGTTTGGTATAATGATGTTCCCCAATGATTGCAGTAGTTTTATATGTTACCCCTTTTTTTAGCATTATTTATTCCTATTTATAAAGTCCTCTATTGAAGCAGTATTTTTTTGCATTGACATTTCGTTTGCAGCCCCAACGCTTACTTTTAGTTTTGCATGGTTTTGAATAAAAGACGACTTAGCTTCATTCATCATATTCATTAATTCCCTTGCGTTTTCTGCTGCTGCCATTTTGCCATCTACTATTGATTTTATCTTAGCATAAGCATCCAAATCGGTAGTGCCATCATCATTTTTAATCTTAGGTTCGGGTAAAGACATTATTGAAAGGAATTGTGACCTTAACCCCCTGTATGCAACATATTGGGCAAAGTTATCATCATTCTGTAACTTAATCCACCTATCAATACTTAGCCTTAAATTATCATTTCTTAGCTTTGCAACTTCATCATAATATACTTCGGGCAATCCTACTTTTGTAAATATCCTTCTAGCTAAGTTATCCCAAGAAATCCCCCCTGTATTAAGCATTTCACTTTCCAAAGAAAACCCGTATAAGATAAACTTAACTACCCCTACAAAAACTTCTGCAACGGGGAAATCTTCTGATAACGGTTTAAATATTTCCCACAAATACCTATTTCTAAGAAATTGCTCGAAGTAATCATCCCCCTCATCGTAAGATATAATTTCGCTGTAATTATTTATCATCCTAAAATAAGTTTATCCCGTACTTCTTTAAATTGCCAATAACAACTTCTGCTTCATCTAGTGCAGATAATTCTATTTTTAATTCAAATCCCTTTACTTCTTTTGCTATTTTTATGCAACCTTCTTTTGCTGCCTTTAAAGTATCTGCATAAAAAACAACTGCACCTATTTCTGTCATATCTGTGTTCTGTGGAACAAATATCGAAGTGCCATTTTCATCAATATGTAAACTTTTTATCTTTACAAATTCTTTGTATTTTTTTGGGAAATAAACTCTTTGCGGGTGTTCTTTAGCCCTATATGACTTTATAATTAACTGTACGCCGTACTTTGCTTTTGCTTCTACATTGGGGATGATACCATTTGCAACTTCCCAACAATAAACAGGATAATCTTTAAACATTTCACAAGCCAATGAAGTAGGGGGTTCTCCCAAACGTGCGGTCATATCTAGGTAATAGCTAAAGTCTTTTTTAGTACACCTTTCTTCACTACTATACCATCCTTTATACTCGTTATCTTTGAAAGTTTGGGACATTTTTTCATTTGCTTCACGGGTTGTTTTGGGCAACTTATCATAGTCTGTAAATACGGCACAATAAGAAGCATCTTTCACTTCGCATCCAAACAAAGTTTTAGAAGTAAATTTCCCGTCAATCGTAAACCCATCAAACCCGTACTCCAAAGCATCTTTAATGGATTCCTCGATAATAAAATCTTCATTTTCTTTATTAATACCTAAGTCTCGTTCTAAATCCATTAAAGCATCTATGCCACATTCATCATCTTGATATTTGAACGTTTCACAATCGCCACGAAAAAAGCTAGCCTTAACCCAAACATCTTTTTTCCCTTTCAACTTTTCACGAAGTTCCGTTATCCCGTGTGCTACTTCATATTTATTTACAGGCATATCTAGTTGTTCTAAGAACTTTTTTAGCTGCAACCGATATAATTCATAATCTTGTATTTTACCTGACCCAAATACAGCTTTACCTTCATTTCTTAGCCTGTTTTGCCTTGCCCCTTTATGTAAGTCTGTGAAAAAGAATAAATCTATTTCATGCTCGTAGTCATCTACATTATCTATCCTTGTTACATTAGGTATCCCCGTTCCAACTATAAAAGGTTGGCTTCTAGCAAACTCACTCTCATAGGGGGAGTAGTAAAGTACCGTACCGAAATATCTTGCAAATACTTCTACTAAATAAGTAAACCCCCCGTAATCTTCGATAAGTACAACCTTATCTTTTAAATTATATTTATCCATCATAAATTATTTATCAAATTTTCGTATTCAGCCCAATCAACACCAAGTTCTGCTGCCAAAAGTAACTCTATCCCCGTACTTTGCGTATGTTGTTTGCGGTAAGGCGCATCGTGCCTAAAACCATTTTCAATATCATCATTCATTGTCCCTATTTCTTTTGCTTTTTCACAATAAGCATCCCAATCGGTTATTTCTTTTTCGCTGACCCCATTGGCTTCGGTTGTTAGCACCTCCCATAATTCGTGCATAACAATTAATGATTCTTTCTTTTTGTCCCCCAACTCTGCAACTAATATATTTAAAACACCATTTGCATCATAGAAATAATCCCCAACATCATTGTTTCTTATTTTGCTTCTATCTACTGACTTTATATGTATCTCTAATGACATTCGCTTGTTTTAAACAGTTCATTATTAACTCGTTCAACTTCCTTGTAAATATCTTTCCTTAGTTTTGCATCGTACATCTTACAAATACGGGAATGTGGTAAATGCCTCTTTACTTCTTTTACATTATCTTCATCACTTAGTAATTCAACCCAATGATAACCGAATTTATTAAAAGAAGTCCCGCCCAATCCAACCATTTTTCTAGTGGTAAAGTATCCATATATTTTCCCATCAAAAGGAACTATATCAATATTGTAACTAGCCTTAAATTGTTTTATAACTTCTATTTTTAATGGCATTTTATTTCTTTTTACCTTTTGCTTTTTTTTGAACACTATAAGCTATTGCTACTGCTTGTTTTTGGGGTTTCCCCGCTTTTACTTCCTTCTTTACATTTTCAGAAAATGCTTTCTTACTTGTTGACTTTTTTAAAGGCATAAAATATGTTTTAAATTTGTATCCCTATAAAAACTGTTGAAAACTCCATTAGTCTTTCGAGTGCCTTTTGCGACTTACCTTCTTCGTAACCTTCATAAGTAAGTGTGTCATATTCTTTGCCTTCGTTATCTATTACATTTAAGTGTAAACACCTTATTTCTGAATTATTCCTTATTACGCTTTTTACTATTTGTGGCATAATTGTTTATTTTTTATTTACTATACCCTGTTGCTTCTGCTTTCTTTTCATCAGTAGGGGCTAGCTTTCTCAATCCAACACCAGCCTCAACCTGTGAAATAACACCTTTGTCAATAGGTCTTAGATTTCCGTTACTATCTTTATCAAACCATTCACTAACATTTTCCATAATAGGTACAGATAAGGCACTAAGCGCAATTTCAGACGGATGCAAGATACTCTTATATGGCAATCTTTCTGAAACTTCATTTACATCAGACCAAAATGTATTTGATGCTGAATCCAACGCCCCTTTAAGTTTCTTTTTACCTGTCTTACCTGCATAATCATGTTCAAAGGTATATACTTGCATAGAATTAACCAATAATGCAACTGAAAGAAATTCGGGTAAGTGATTTAATACTGAACTACCAAACTTGCCAAACCTATGACCATCTATTTCCCATTGACCAAACTCTAACGGTGTTCCATCTTCGCCGTAAACAACTCGTTTTTTGCCATCTTCATATTGACCACCATATCTTAATTTACCATTAGCATACATCGCTCCTGCCGTTAAAAATAACGCTGCCCCAAACAATCCCCTAGACATAATTTTATTTATGTATGCTTTTTTAGCTTCGGGAATATTGTCTGCTGCCGATTTGAACTTGTCCCAAACATCATTATACTCTTTCCCTTCTTTCTCATTCAGGTTCATTTGTTTACCTACTTCCCTAAAATAGCTTACCCACCCTTCTGCCCCTAATGTTGATACATCTATACCATGCTTAACTATATTAACTCCAATTTTAGCTGCTGGTAAAGCAAATTTAAGGAATCCTGAAATAATACGTTTTACACGACTATTTTGCGGCTTAGACCATCCTTCTTTTAATTCATTTACCGCCTCTACTAATTGCGTTTTGTCATTAAACTTACCTGAATTATATTCTACATAAGCCTTATTTAAAGCCCTTTGTCTTGTTACTCCATCTAAATCTTCTCCACGATTTTGATAGTCCTCTAAATACTTATTATAGCTTTCAATTAACGCTCTCCTAGATGAAGGTGCTTTTAATGCTCCGTGTGTTCTATTCAGGGAACTAAGATAATAGTGTGCCTTATCCGCTCCGTTTACGTCAACAGAACCTATTCTTATATTCCCACCCATCATTTCATCAAATTCAGTAGAACCAAATCGTGCTAATTCAATCATATCTATTCCTACATTACCGTGAATAAAACGATATATATTAGCACTTGCGTTTTCTAATTCTGCTTTTTTGTAATTAAATATTGCATCTTGATATTCTTTTGATGCCTTATACTTACTATATTCATCAGAGTATTTGCCATATTTAGACTTAATAGCATCTAAATTATCTGAAACCTTTTTAGTGTTTTTTATAGCATCTTCAAAAACAGCCTTTTTGCTATCAGCAAACTTAATGGCTTCTTTATCTGACTTAAATTCTATTAGCCCCTTAAACCCTTTGCCTGTTTGAGAAATAGATGTCCTTTCTGATTTCATGCCCGGCAAGAATTTAATTGGATAACCAAATATTCTAGTAACAATAAGTGGGTCAACTATCAATTTGCTTAATCCTGAAATACCTACACGACCTTCTGTCTTTAACCCGCCCGTCAAAAATGTGTTCCTCCACTTTATAAACTTTTGCCATCCTGTTTCATTCTCTAATTCTGCCTTTCTAGTTAAAAATTTAAGACGACCCTTTATCTTTGTTTTCTCTATTTGAGAATTAGTCAATAAATTATCTTTCTTATAACTATAAGGGGTTGTTGGTATATCTGTATAGTTTCCAGATTTTATTTTTCTTTGAGTATTCTTTATTTCATTATCATATTGCTTTTGAAGCCTTTTTTTAGAAATAGCATCTGCACTTTTTTGCCAATTATCTTCCAAATTAAGCCTTATCTCTTTCAGTTTTTTAGCCAAAGATTTATCGCCTACACTATTTTCTAGTTTTTGAATAATGCCATGCGCTTTTTTTGCCGCTTCCCCTAAATCTTGTCCATTATCAATAAGGCTATTATGCAATAACCCCAACTCTCTATTTAGATTGTTAAGTAGCATTACATTTTCAAAATCTCCTTTTTCTGCACTTTCAAGTGCTTCATGGGTAATGTCCCCTTGAAACTTATTTAAGTCGTCCGAAATACTGCCAATAACAGCCCTTTTAGCATCCACACTATCTTTATCCCCACGCTCACGCTTTAATCCCCTATCAATGTATGATTGGTTTAAATCTTCCCTTGCTTTATTAAGTTCTTCTATTGAAGCCGACTTTTGTTTTATCTCTTTCCTGAAAATAGTTCCTTCATTATTGACGTGTTCAATTTCATCATTTATGGCATCTAACTTTTCTTGCCTACGTTGTTTTTCCGCATCCTGCTTCTCTTTTATTTTATCTAAATCAGGCGCAACCTTATCTAACAAATCCTGCTTTGCTTGCTTTATTTCACGAAGTGTTTTAGTTCGTTCAGAATCTTCTACACTTGCTGTTTTATTATCAATCTTTCTTTGACCTGCATTTATTTGGTCATTAAGGGAACTAATCTCATTTACCAACGATTGGTTGCGTTTCTTTAATTCCTTTTCATTTGCCCATTGGTCTATTGGTAGTGGGATATACTTATTTTCTAAATCCAACAAAGATTTTTCAACTTCTTTTAACCTGCTTAATTCAACATCATCCAATGGCTTTTTTTGTTCTTCTAATGCTCTTTTCTTTGCAAGTATTTCATTCCTTATTTTCTCAATTGATTTTTTAACCGCATCCTTTGCTGCCTTTAATCGGTCGTAAGGTTGTTTCCTGTCGCTTTCTTCTATTTCTCTTTCTGCTTGCCTGCGCTCTTTAGTCAAATCGGACAATCTATTATCTAACCCTTTTTCGTATTCTGATTTTATTAATGATTTTTTTGTTTCATCCGTTTCCTCGTGCCATTCAACACCTTTCTCTAGTGCCGAAACCTTTAACTCTTTTGATGCAATACGTTTTACTTCTTTTCTTTTTGAAGTAACGTCACTGTCTAGTTTACTCTTTTTTTCTTTAGCAAATTCACCATCACCCAAATACGCTTCGTTCAGTTGTTGGCGTGTCAAAGAAGGTAACTCCTTTTTCAATTCATTGTAAGCATCGGACATGACTTTATCGCCATTAGTCCTGCCATCATGTATTATATCTTCTACATAGTCTTTAATCAATCCACTATCAACCATTTCTTTTGTAATGGTATCTGCGTTTAAAGTTTCTTTAATCGCTTGCAATTTCTTTAATGTTTCTTCTTTCGATGGAAGTTGCGTTTTAGATATTGCACTATTAATCAACTTCATAAAATCAGCTTCATCAAAATTCTCTTTGAAGTCTTTTTTATATGAATCTATTTTGTCTTTTATAAGTTTAGCCAATTCTTCGCCCTTATCTAATCCATCTGCAATGTGTTCTAACATATCCGCCAAATGTTCTTTGACGTTAAATCCACTTACTCCTGCCTTATAAGCATCGGGGGCAGCCGACTTACCTAACCCTAGTTTATCTAAAGTTTCACTTTCCCTAACCTTCTTTGCGAAATCCCTTATACTATCAGTTTTCTTTTTGTTTGCAATCGACTTCTTTTCTGCCGTACCCTCTTTCTTTCCTTTCTCAAATGCTTCTTTTATTTTTTGTTGCACTTCTTTGTCAGAAAGTTCCGTAATTTCAGTTTTATCTTTTGCAATACGTTCATCTAATTGCTTTTGCAATTTCTCCATTTCTTTTACATACGGTTCTATCCTTTTTGCATTGTACTTTGATATTTTCTTATCTTTAATTAATTGCTCTAAATCTGAACTAGATTTTGGTATATCAAAACCAAACATACCACTTTGGATAACTCTGTAAATATCTACTTGCCCCTTTTCATCTTTACTGAAAATACCACCAAACAGTCCTAGTGTTCTACCTGCCTTACTGCCCAATGTATTTAGTACTTCTAATGTATCATCTTGCTGTTGCAGTAAATCAGCCATTATTGCTGCCGCATCCGTAATCTCTTTATCCGTTTCGTGCTTACCGTCTTTTATTGAATCTATTTGTTCGTCTAAATTCATCAAGTGTAATGCCGCCGTAACAACCTTATGTTCATTAAAAGCTAAAGTACCTTCTTTTAAGTCTTTATACATTTGGTCAACTTCACTACGAGCAACATCATTAATAGTATTACCTCGCCTACTTGCCGTATCTGCAAGGCTACTTAATGTTTGCTTTGCTAATTCACCCCACCCTATCTTAATCTTTGCAAACTTTTTACCATACTTTTCAAAAACGCTCGCTTTGTCTATTCGTGTTCCACGTCCGTCTGCATTTCCTGTTTCTTTGTTGTCAGTGTCATTAGTAGGAGGTACACCACCTTCACTAGATGATGTACCGTCCCCACCAATTACATTGCTTTCTTCATCGCCTTCTTGGCTACCTTTTTGGCTATCGCCTTTTTGGCGACCTTTTTTACCTCTTTCTTTGCTGCTGCTTTCATCTGTTGATGTTTTTGTTGTTGTGCTGCCGATATTGGCATTATATTCTGTTGGGGTTTGTTCCCCTACTGTTTCTTCTTTCGGCTCAACGTTAATATTGCCGCTTTTTTCTGTAAATCCGTTAGTGGCTGCGTACTGTTCCCAATATTCTTTTTCAAGCTGTTCGATTGTATCAAACTGTTGTTCTGCAAGTTTTTGTTGCCCTTCTGTGAGTTTTCTAAATTCATTTTCTATCGCTTTTGTGGCTATCTCATTGTTTAATGGAAGCCCTGTTAATTTTTCAAATTTGTCTTTTGCACTTTGTGCAACGCTATTTTCTGATTCTTTTAATGCGCTACTTTCGCCTTTAGGGAATTTGGTAATAAAGTCAACAATATCTTGTGGGGTTATTTCAGTTCCATAATGGTCGGACATTTCTTTTGCAACCTCGTCTATACTTCTTGCTTCTTCGCCTTTTTTGCCTTTAAAATAACTATTTATAATGTCGGAATCAATATTATTCCTATCCCCAAAACTTTTAAAGCTATCTTGAGATATTTTACCAAGACCATATTCTGCTATTTGTCTTTCTTTCGTGTCAATAACTTCCCCTTCGGGCTGTTGCCTAATATAAGTTTCTGCAATTTCTAGTGGATTATTTGAATTGTCAATTACATATTGGTCTGCTTCTTTCTCGTCTTTAAAAGAAATCCCTTTAGGTTCTTTTGAAACTTCTCCCACATTAAAATTATAATTATCTGCCGCCTCGTTTATAACCTTTTTAGATGTTTTTTTACTTACTTCTTTACCCGTATTAATATCAACCACTTTGGCAAACCCGTTCTCGTCATAAACTAATTTATTTCTGCCACTTTTTGAAATATACTCTTTTGGTTCTGCAACTTGGCTCTTTTCTTCACTAGGTACAGATAATTCTTCTTTAGTAGGGGTAGGGGCTTTTTCGGGTACTTCAAGCATACCTTCGGGTATATCTTCTGATTGACTAAATCCTAGTTTATCTTGTGCTTCACTTCTAGGTATTAATTCCCCACTATCTGTTTTAAATTGCCCGTTTTCTGTTCTCCATTTTTTACCTTCTGCTGTATCGGGGCTTGGTATTTTTTGACCGTCTGCAATAGCAGCTTCCATTGCTTCCCCGTGATTAGCACCATAGTATTCTTTCCCATATACTACTATTGTAGGGGTTACTTTACCTTCGGGTATTTCAACTTCTGCACCTTTACCGTTGGTGGGTGTGACTTTCTCACTTTCGGTTTCTTCGATTGGGGTTTCCTCATTTACTCTTTGTTTTTGTTTTACTAAATAGTTATCGTTTAAAAAATCAACTTTAGCTTTTTTAGCTGCTAATTGTTCATCGGTTATTTTCCCATTTGAATGTTCTTGTACTGCTTCTTCAAAATCTTTTTTAGCTTGAAACAAATCATTTAAAGGCTCTAATGTGTCATTAAATTTTAACCCTTTTTGTATCTTATCATTTTGTTCATTTAAGGCATCAATTCTTTTTTGAATGTCGTTCTTTTCTGCCTCGTTCTTTGCACTTTCAAGTTTATCTGTTAATACGGATACGGCTGTTTTGTTTGCAACCCAAACTTTCTTTTGCTTATCATCAATAACAAGTCCATCTTCATTAATAGCAGCATCTAAAGCCCCCTTAGAAGCCCTTGCCGTATTAAGTATTTTCATTTTTTCATTATAGCCTTGTTCAGTATCTAACCCTTTTTCTAAATTGGTTTTAAAAACATCTTGCCAACTATCGTGATTAAGTGCTAGGTCGTAAGTGAATGCTTTGAAGGATGAATTTTTAGCTTCTTGGTGTTCTCCAATAGTTTTTACACCCCCTAATAAAGCCATGCCTATCATTCCATCTACAAAAGACTTTCCTGCTTGGCTTACAATTTTATCAGAAGTCATAGACTTATCCCCCGCTACCATTTTAAGCAAGTTGTCTGCTGCCCCAAAAGATGCCATAGTAACAGCCCCTTTAGCTACGTTTGTAGCATACTTGCCAACAAACTTAACTAAGTCTTTTTTACTACCTTGCAATAACTCATTGGCAACATCTTTAGACATCGTATTGTTAGATAATCCTTCTGCTATTTTAGCAAACTTATCAGTTACTGTTGATGGCAGTTTTACATAGTGGTCTAGTTCTAAGTATTTGCCTATTTCAGCATTAGTTACAGCCCCTAAAGCAGCATATAAGTGTCTCCCTGCATCATTATCTATAATGTCATAGCTTTCCTTTAAATGTGGGTCGTAAGAAGGTAACCCAAAAGACAAATAATTACCAACTCTTTCTGTTGCTTGTTTTGACAATCCTGCTGCTTCCGAAAATTCGCCCCCAACCGATGAAAGCGCAACCATACCTGCAACATTAGCAGTAGTATTTAATATAGTCTTTGGGACTGTAAAAAACCAATTAGCCTTATCTTTATTTGTTATTTCTGTTTGTGATGGATATAATTCATCTGCCATCTTGCTTGCAGTAATATCTTGTTTTGACCTAAACCCTGTAATATCTCCTAAAGAAAAACCTAAATTTTTAAAAGGGTCTATAAGAGAACGAAAAGTACTAGCTAGTAAACTATTATCTGCAAAAGATAATTCTTTATCAGTTAATGATTGTGCTATATCTTTTGTTTTGGGGTTATCTAAAAAACCTAATTCCCCCATTATTCTTTCCAAATCCCCACTTTGAATACCTAATATTTTCTCTCTAATAGACTTAGTATCCGCATCTTTATCTAAACCTTGTTCACTTAGTATCTTAGCATTAACTGCATTTATTATTTTTGATTTTACTAATGCTGGATATTTATAAATTGCATCATCATCAACCAAATTATATTTTGCTTGTGCGGCATCAAATTTAATCTTGTCGCCACTTTCATAGGCATCAGACATTTCATCTAGTGCAGACTGCTTCTTAACTTTATTATAATCTAATTCTGCATATCCTTTGACACTATTTAAAACTGTTGCGTTATTCTTATCGTTCCCTACTACTTTGTTATAAAGTTGCCCCATAGCTTCTATCCCACCTAAAACACCAATTGAATGTATTTCGGGGGCGAGTGCTTTTTGAACCATTTGATAACCCGTAGGATTAGTCCTTTGTGCTATTTTTTGTAATGTAACATCTTTAGGGACACCACTTGCTTCATCTTCTGTAATAGTTTGCTTAACAACGTGGTCTGATATTAATGCTTGATACTGTTTTGATTTAGTCAAAAAGTCACTTATATCATTTAATATTGGGTCATTAAAATTAGTTGGGACATCTTTAACGGAGGCTTCGTAATCCCATTTAGTATGTGCAATCGTTAAATCTTTTTTCTTTTTATTTTCCCCCGTCTTTAATGCTTCTAAAAATTGTGCAGACTTTTCAGCACTACTCAACACTTCATCTGTATTGAACGTAGTGCCAAATTGTTTATTGTAATCTGAAATAGTGTTATCTAAATCAGACTTTATCTTCTTTCTGTTTTCTTGGTTTTCTAATAATACTCCTGCTTGATTCCCTTTTTTAATATAGGCATCAATAACTTTAGGGGATTTCCCCGAACTTGAAGCTAAATGATTAATATCTTCATCATTAACAGTACCATCCATTACTCTCTTTTGTAACCCCTCAATAGCAGTAGGGTCGTTTGAATAAGGTACTTTATCGGTAGGTATTTCTAATCCACCACTTGTCTTAACTTTTTGTTTTGGGCTAACCCCGTAAAGTTCGCTCGTAGGTAATTGTGATTGACCATCCGTTGTTGGTTTTTGACCTTGTGAACTTGAAACGTCTGTACCATCTTTTTTTTTTACCGTACTAAATTCATCAAAGCTGTAAGCCTTATCGCTAATCATTTTACTTTTTGTAGCGTTAGGCTTAACAGGGTTATTAATGGGTTTATTTGAGGCAATATTGGACTTATCGGAACTTCCTTTTTGAAATTCATCGAAGCTATACGCATCGTCACTAATCATTCGCCCGTTACTACTTTTTGATGTTGCCATTTTTTATTTTAATTTATGGATGCGCATCCACATCTACATTATCGTTTCCGTCAGATTGTTCTTCACTACTACCACCTTTGTCAATACCACCTCCTATTGCACTTTCGTGTTTTTCATGATTATTTAATAAAACAGAACTTGCAAACATAGAACCCATGTTAGCATATACCTTGTTTCCTGCTTTATCCCTGCCTTCAAATACGGGTTCTATTCCGCTATCTTCGTTTAGTAAAATTTTCTCTTTTACAAATGTATTATAATCCCCGTCATATTTAGGTATTTTTTTGCCATTTGCCCCAATTCCGATTTTGGCATTATCATACATTTTATGGAATCGTTCATCATTCCAATCTATTTCTTGACCACTTCTTTTGCTAATTACCTTAAAACCATATTGCGGACCTGCTTTTGTAGTAGCTATTGGTAAAAATGGAGAAGCTATCGGTTTAGTTCCCATAGTTTCGGTAACAGATTTATCCGCATTTGTCTTTTTAATAACGGGGTAAACTATACCACCTATATTTTTATACCCCTCTGGAATACCTGCCGCATCAACCATCATTATGGTACGTTTTGAAGTAGTACCATCAGGCTTAGTAGTTGTTTCAAGAATAGGGTTAACATTATTTACATAGTTAGCTACAATATCACTAACATCTGTTTTTGCCTTACGTTCTGCTTCTGTGTGTTTTTCTTTATCCCAACCTAATCTATCTTCTGCTTCTTTATGTCTTAAACTTGCAATATAACGCTTAGTAGCATCATCCATATCTTCCTTTCTTCTCTTTTCTGCATCTTCTGTTGCTTTTTCATCAAATACATAACCACCTGTTTTAAAGGCTTTTTGTTTTGCTAAAACTTGAAGTGCAGCATATTCGGGTGCAGATACATTAAGATGATATTTACCGTTTGCATCTTTGGTAGCAAGTATAGGTTTAGGTTTAACACCCGATGCCATTTGCTCTTTAGTCAAAGGAGGCGGTGGATTATTTACATCATAAATATCATAATCTAATTTTCTAGCACCCTCTACTCCTTGTGTTTCTTGATTATACCTATTAATTGCGCTATAAATATCTGCTACTACTCCTTCTTGTAAATAAGGTGGTATATTTTCAAACATTTTTACCCCATCATCAAATTGCTCGTGGTCATTACTTTTAGGGTCTGAATATATTTGTGCTGCCTTATCTATAACAGAATTGTAATCAAATATCTTTTCGGGTTCTTTTCTGAAAACCCTTCCTGTTTGTGGGTCTGTCTTGTAATCGCTTTCTGTTGAAACTACGGGTTGTCCTACCCCTGATTGAGTTTTTGTTGAAATAGTTTTTTTGCCTTTATTATCAACGGTTACTGTTTGGGTTTGTTTGCCTTGTGGTGTTGCCGTTGGGGCTACTTCACCTGTCGGTGTAGTAGTAGTTCCTTGTGCTTTAGCTGTTATTGTAGGGCTAGTCCAAAAAGAAGCCTCGCTACCACCTAATTTATCTTCTGCATAATTAGGGTTAAAATCTAATGCTTTTTGATAAGGGTCAATATTATAACCAAACCCCTTAGACATTTGTTTATCTAAGTGTGCTTGCATTTCTGCTTTTTTAGCGGCATTAGGTTCGTCTGCAATAGCTTGTTTTTGTTCGTGTATTGTACTGTATCTACTTTGTGCTTCTGTTACTATGTCCGAATATTTAGTATGTGCATTTTGATATTCTTGTAAAGCCTTAGTATCGCTAGGCGGGGCGTTTACAAATTTCTCATAAGCATCATTTACTTCTTTTTGAGCCTTTGTTATTATAGGGTTATCGCTATCTAAATGAGTGCCTACTTTTATTTGCCCTTCTTCAAATAGCTTTCTTTTGTAATCCCTATCCTTTATTTTTTGGTCGAAAATATTTTTATTGGCGTTTACTTGTTGTAAAGCCCACAACTCCCCTGCACGATTTATATTTTCAAAATCAGACTTTTGGGGTAATACATTCCCACTCCCCCCTGCACCTAATGCAGCATTACCTTGATATGATTGTAATTCAGCTAATGAAGCCATTTTGTTTATTATATTATTGACCTCCAAACCCTGCTACTTGTACAGGGTCTAAATTAAAATTGTTTGGGGCATAAACGTCACCACCGCCTTGACTTTTCCAATCCATAGAATCCGAAACTAATGGTCTACTAGAGGCTACGGGTGTTGTAGGGGCTTGTGCAGGTTGTAAATACTTATTGTAAGAATCACTTATTGATTTGCCCCCAAACGCATTTGATAATGCACTACCATAAGTATCTATCCCACTCATTATTAATGCACTATTCTTTTCCCTTGCGGCTGTATTAGCCGTCTTTTCGTCTTTCCAAGGGTTTTCTTTATTGATAGCCCATTGCTTGTCTAATTGGTCGTTGTAATATTGGTGGGATTGTACTAAATTATTTATCTTAGCCATACGATTGCTTTCCTTTAGCATAGCCAAGTTTTTTAACCCTTCTTCTGCATTACCAAATACACCAGAAACAGTATTAGGTGTTCCGCCACCTTTTAGTATTGCTGAAAGTGATGCTGCAAAATTCTTATCAACCCCCTCTTTATATGCTTGATTAGCTTCTGCACCCATACCGTTAGATAGGTTACTTTCTGCCAATGATACGTCTTGACCTGCATAAGGGGAAATGTTATACATAGGTCTCCTTGCATCAATAGCTGCTGCTTGTTTCTTTAGCTTTTTTGCATTTATTAATCCATAAATAGCTTCCCCTGCACCAACTACTTGTTGCACTCCTGCACCTGCCGCTTTGCCTATTGCATCGTAAGGCATTGCATCGTATTGTAATATGGGTAAATAATTATTTTTCATATATTACCAATAGTTCTTTGTATCTTGTATCTTCCCAATAGAAGTTATACTTAATGGGTTTAAATATTGTATTATTTTCTTACATTCTTTTAAATAGTTTGGTTCAGTTGCTTGCTTCATTTTAATATCTGAAAGCCTATATTCTATTCCTGCCCAAATTGCTTCTACTGAATATTCGGGGACTTCTACTATTTTACCGCACCCTACGCCATTCGTCTGATAATTAACCAACAATCTAGTCGGGATTTTGCCACCCCTGCAATCGTTGTGGTGTGGTTTATATCTTAGTTGTGTTCCACATTGTGATAACTTAACACCCCCCTTGTCATTCCCATCTACATCTGAATAAACTTGATTTTGGTTTATTTGTCTATCCCAATATCTTTTATAACATCCACAATGATTGTTTAATAATTCAATGTTTTGTGGAGTATTGTCGGGGCATCCACAAGGCTTCAATGTAAGATTACAAAGAATAGTATTGGTTTCTTTGATTGCTATTTCTAAGTCGGACGTATCGTTTACCAATAAGTAATCATCGTTATAATCATCCGTATAATCCCCCGTATTATCCCCATTTAGTGTATTGTATTTTTTATAAGGTAGTTGAACCCATTGTTGAATATCCCCATTAGGTAACATCCTTATCCAAGTATAGGAATAGTAATCAACACCACCATAAGTAAAAACATATTCAGAAGTCTTTACCCAATCCGTTTCAGTACTTGGCAAACCACCGCAAACACCACCACATTTAGTATTAGGTTTAGGGGTTACATTTAATCTTTGGTTGTAGAATATTGGTTCTATTTCACCGTGTTTGTTTACAACCGCCGCCCCGAAAACCCTTTGTGCATCTTTTGGGATATTCACAAACAATCCATCATTATCTTGTAAAACAGTTTGCCATACGCTTTGTTGGGACATTATTGTGTTCTTGAAAATATCTTTCCAAGTCCATTCTGCTGCCAATAAATAAGCATCATAGTACTTCTTCTTATCAACTTGTTTTATGATAAAAAGTTGGTCTACAACTTCATCGAGTGAATATGTTTGTGCTGCTGCCAATTATTTGCGTTTGTTTGGTGTGCCTACTATTGCTTTGTGTGTTTGCTGAACGTGCTTTGTAACGTCACGCATAAGGCTTTTGTCGTTCCTTATTTCGTCTGCACGTTTCAATGTGTTTACAGCATTTTCAACTTGCCATTTCTTTTCTTGTTGTGCTTGCATCGCTCTAGCACTAATTTTAGGTATTGCCATTGCTATTGTTTTAAACTTTGTTTGTTAATTTCCCCCTCGGGTATTTTATTCTTATTATTATCTATGCTTTCTTTGATAACAACCCCTTTAGCCATTTCTTTAAACATCATTACGGTCTTTGTTATTACATCTGCTACTATCCCATCAGGGACTTCCATTGTGGGGCTTGCTTTAGGAACGTAATAAACCCTAATCTTATTTAAAGAAAAATCGCCCAAACATTGAAAATATATTCCCGTGTTGTCGGTGTAGAATAAAATCTTATTCACCTTTGGCATATATTTTTTGTTCAAGCGTTTAGAGAAAGTTATCCTTTCTATTCCTGCATCGCACTTGGGGGAAAGTATCGCAATATCTTGTATCCCTACATCTTGGTTTGAATACATAAAGTGCATTACATCATCCCCAAATAAAACAAACTTATCCCCTAACTTTTCATCTTTAACTTCTAAGTCGGAACTTGCTAAAATCCCATCCTCAAACCCAACTATTTCATCTTTACCCTCTTTCTTTAATTCTGCATAAACCTGCCTATACGTTTGTTCGTATATTTGAGTTACTGCATCCCCTGCATTTCTAACAAAGTCCTCTATTTCAAAGAAGTCTGTCATAGACTTATATTCTTGAAAGAACAAGTCCATTGATTGTTGGGCAATATAACGTAGTGGCTTACTCAATTAGATACGTCTTGTTTTTATTGTTATTCCCCCTACATTAATTGGCATCTGATTAGCATTAATCAATTTTGCTTTTGCTTGCTCGTATGTATTAGCATTGCCTACTGTTTGCTGTGGGGTTGTATTAAATTCGTTTTTTTGCCTATCAGGGCAATTTTTAACACTCGGAGGACACGCCATAACTAAAAATATTTAACTATTAAATTTATTAAGAACGACAAAACTACGACAAATATACACCAAAAAAACAAAATCCCGATAATAGGGTAATTTGCCCACAAAAATAGGTCTTTTATCAATAAGCAAGAAAAAAAATAAATAACACTACCATATACACTAGACATACAAGTAGGACACTCTGAAATTGGGTTTCTAATCCATTCGGGGAAACGATAAATTGGTTCTTCTAAATAAAAAAATATCTCATCATCTGTAACTTCTATTTTGCATCCTATTTGTTCTTCTATTTCGGGAATTTTATTAATATCCCAAATGGGTTTTATTGCTTCTACCAATGCTTTCTCTGCATCCCCCTCGTAATAAACTTTTTCAATCCCTATTTGTTTTTGCCAATAAGCAGACCACCCACTTACTATAAAACCTATACGCTTTACTCTTCCGTTTGGTTGTACTTCTAAACTATGTCTAGTCAAATAATGCCATTGATAAACTAAAAAGCTACCCAACACTAAAAGTATCGAGTAGCTTAATATGAAATTCAAAAAAGTCATTATCTAGCTAATTGATTGTTATAAGCTAATTGTATATCTTCTTGTACTACAACACACTTACAAGTAAGTAAAGTACTAGCTACACTAGCTGCATTTTGTAATGCACACCTAAAGGCTTTTGCAGCATCAATAACCCCACTTTCTACTAAATTTTCGTACTTATCTATTTTGAAATTATAACCACCGTTTAATGGAAGTGCTTTAATAGCAGATATGTCGGCGTTTTTAACTAGTGAATCATTTGTTTGGAATAACTTAGCCAACCCTTTTTTATCTTCAAACCCTGCATTTGCCCTCATTTGAAGGTACGGTGCTTCCAATGCTTTTGCAATGATTGATATGCCTAATTTTTCATCTTTGTTGTCATAAGGGATTTTTTCTAATGTGGGGATACATCTAATCCCCGTAACACCACCACCTGCTACTATACCTTCTAATAGTGCCGCTTGTGAAGAACGAATAGAATCATCTACACGGTCTTTCTTTTCTTTTAATTCGCTTTCGGAGGTTGCCCCAACATAAATAACACCAACTTTACCTTCAAGCCTTGCAAGTCTTTGTTCTTTAGCTTTTTTATCAAAGTCGTTTGTTGAATTAGCTAAGTCTTTTCTTACAAATTCTATCCTGTCGGAAACTAATTTTTTATCCCCACCGCCACCAAGTATAGTCGTGTTGGTTGAAGTAACAAGGATTTTATCGCAAGTGCCAAAATAATCAACCTTAGTATCAATAGCCCTTATGCTATTTACATCGCTTATTAATTTACCACCAAGTACTGATTGTAAATCTTCTAGTATATCTTTTTGTGTTTCCCCGTATCCATCTGCTTTAATAATACAAATAGGTAATCCCCTTTGAGTACGATTAGCTAAGAAGAACATTAAAGGTTCATCTTCTATCATTGGGGTAATCAATATGATAGGGGGATTTGTTTGTGTCTTATTTGCAATATCCAACCTAACACTAAGTATCTTTTTGGCTTCTTCCAAAGTACTTATTTTTTCGGTAGAAAGAAGTATTAATGGGTTTTCATATTGAACCGAAAAAGTATCTTGATTTGTGATATACAACTTATTAGTCCAACCCGTATTTAATTCAAGCCCCTCTACTAACTTAATGTATGTTTCCCCGTTTTGGCTTTCATCAATTCTTGCTGCACCGTTAGCCCCTGTTTGACTAATCAACTTTGCAACGTGCTTACCTATTTCTAAGTCATTATTTGCTGAAATGGTTGCTATTTGTAGCAGTTGTTCACTATTGGGCTTTATTGGTAAAGCAATGTCTTTTACTTTTGCTACTACTGCATCTACTGCTTTGTTTATACCTTTAGTTATGGATATGGGGTTTGAACCGTTTTTTATAAGCCTAAACCCTTCGTTTATAATAGCTTGTGCTAAAACCATTGCAGTAGTGGTATTGTCCCCTGCTTCATCAACAGTATTACTGGCTACTTCTTTAATAACATTTGCTGCCCACGCCTCTCTTGGGTCACTAAGGTTTACATACTTTGAAATGGTATAACCATCTTTTGTCAGGTCGTGGTAACTGTTAGTCCCCATAGCAACGGTGTTACCTTTTACCCCTAAGCTTACCTTTACTGCATCACAAATTTTGTTTACCCCTGCTAGGATTGCGTTTGTTGCATCTTCCCCAAATAAAATTTCCTTTGTTTTCATTTTTTTAATTTAAAGTTTACAAATTATATGTCTTTCGTATGCTTCGACATAATCAATATTGTCGTATGTGGCGTTTGATACCATCCTTTCTTCATACTTTACCCTATCCCCTACTTTTACCGTTACGGGGATATGCAACACAAACGGTCTGCCATCATCCCCCGAAAAAGCATAGATGCCATCCCCCACTGAAACTACTTCCCCCGTATTGGCTTTTTTCTTTTCTAAACCAATCATATCATCGTTACTGCTTTCTACTTCATCGGGCTTTATTAATACCCTGTCATGTAACATTTTTGGTAAACTCATTAACTAAAATTTTTTGATTTGATAACGTAATTTATAAATTCTTGAACTTTTGCTATCCCTTTCCCGTTTATTGTAAATTTAGGAACGGTTGCATAAGCATATTCATTTAGGTATCCATTATTCATTAAGTACCTTATAGAGTTGGATATTTTTTGTTTTTGCCAAACCCCATCAAGCAACCCGTAAATACCTTCTTTAGTAAAAAACTTTGTCCTATTGACATATAATTTTAAAAGCAATTGTAAATCTATCTGCCTTAAACCAACAACGTCCTTGATAAACATTGTGCCAATACTAGCATTCGTTATTGTTTCTGCCACTAAGTCTGCATTCTCTATTGAATCAAGTAATTCTAACTGTTCGGGGCTATCTAACCTTTTACTCCATTCTTTAGTGACATTCCCAACTTTATTAAAGTCCAACTGCCTTAAAACGCTTTCTTGATTACTTGCGTTACCCATTATATTGTAAAGGTGGATTATTTCTTTATCTGTTGTTGCATATACATTAAGGGATATTTGTTTTTTCTTAGCTTCGTGTATTTCCCCCTTGTTGTAACTTTTTATAAAGTCGTGTATCTGAACACCGTTATACAATTCAGAAGGGAAAAAAGAAATACTGAACCTTACCCCTATCATAGCTAAAAAAGACATCCTTTCATCCATACTAGCACGGTCACAAAAGTTTTTAGTCTTAACTTCTGATTGTACCATACGCCTATACTTAATTGGTAAGTTATCCTTAACCTCTTTTTTTAGGTTATAGATAAAATCATAAGTGATTGCGTTTAAAATTGGTAGCCTTATAGTGTCGTGTTTAGCCAAATGAGAATTTTTTTTGTTACTTTTGCTGTCAAAGATATGACTTATGATTGAATTAGAAAAAACAAATGAAAAATCTGCCGAAAAAATGGAGGTATATAGGAAAGAACACGGGGTATCTTACACTTTTATAGCCAATAGAACCAATTACGCCCCATCTTATGTTAGAAGATGCCTACTTAAAAAGAATATACTTTCAGAAAATTTGCGTAAAAAAATAAATGAATTGTGGGGGACTGATTTCTAAGTCCCATATAATATTTTCCCTGCAAGAAAGTGGTCTAATAACCTATCTTGACTATAATTAAAAGAATATCCCTCTAGTTGTTTACATACATAAGGTTGGCATATCCTAAACTTATGTGTATCTATAAATTCATTTAAGTAGACATCTATGTTTTTAAGTTCACCTTCGGGGGCTGCAAGTAATATATCATAAAGTGATTCTTTGATAATATAAAGGGTAGTACTATAAAATGCGTGTTGAACTACGTTGGTGGGGTAAGTTAATGTTGAATAAGAAACCCCCATATAAAAATCGAAGTCGGTTGGCATTTTCTCTAAAAAGTACGACCAAGCCCCCTTTGATGAAAACACTATATCATCTTCTGCTATTGCCACTTGCTTTAAACCTTTCTCTTTTGCATCCCTTACTATTGCTTTATGGCTTAAACAACATCCAAGCCCAATTACATCTGGTATATACTTAGCATCCCAAACTTTGTAGGCAATCCCCTGTTCTGCCATTTCCCAAATAAAAGACTTTTCACGCCTTACTGATTCTTTGTATTGGGGGCTATCTATTTGGAATTGTTCTTTTGCTAAGTGTACTATATTCAACATTATTTTTTCATCCATACCCAAGATTTTACATATTCTTTTAATTCTTTGTTGCTCATATTCCTTATTTTATATAGTTCGTTCCAATTATCATTAAAAAATGGATTTTTTTCAGAACTATCAATACTTATGAAATGGTCTAAATGATAAAGAACACCTTTAACTCTACCTACTTTATACCCAAGCCTTTCAAACCTTTCCCTTCTTTCCGTATCCTCTGGTGCATAGGAAATCATATTTTCATTTTCCCCACCACCTTCTATAAATACATCTTTTCGCCAAGCCATTGCACCACCTACACTCATGCCGTCTCCTTGTCTCATCCCTTTGAAAACTTCCCCTCCTAAAATACCTATGTCTAAAAATTTTTCTATTGTTGAAAATCTATTTCTAGGAACTCTTGCGAAACGTCCGTCATAAGGATAGCACATATCAGCACGTTTACTTCTTAATTCTTCTATACAATTTAATACTTGTAATGGGGGGACTATAACATCTGCATCCCAATTAAATATAATATCTGTTTGTACTAAATAAAACATTTCATTCAGCATTTTCGTACGGTGAAAGTTATTTATTTCGGGGAAATTTACATAATTAACCCCTTGTATATCTTTCCATTGTTCACCGCCCATTTCCCCTACTAATATATCTGCATTAAATAACCTTTGTAGCATACATATATTCAGCAATAGGTTTGAATTTCTATCGGGGTGGTCGTAAAATACAGGGATGCAAAAAGTGACATCGTGAAGGTCTATCCTATTAAGTTCCACATCATTGTGGTCGTAAATAATCCAATCATTAGGATAGTATGTACTCCAATCACTTTCTTCTAATAATTTTCCTGCAAAGTGATAGTTAGGGCGAACTATTTTTGAGTAAGACTTTTTGCCTAAATAAGCCATCCAAAAGGCAAATGTTGAATTTGAAACTATGAAATTATCCATCATAGTACCTAAGCAAAGTTGTTCTATATCGCTTAACCCTTCTGCAAAAAAAGAATTATCTAAACACTCAAAATGGGTTCTACAATAGGCTAAATCATCCGAAAAAATAACAATATTGTAATCTTTAAAGTTTGAGAAATTATAGTACAATGCACCAATATAATATTCAATGCTTAATAAATGATAATTACTATTCCCAACATAATCCCCACGCCTTATACTTATTGCTATTGTGGGCTTTGTAAATATGTGTTTAAACTTTTCTTTTAGGCTATTTTGAAATTCGTGAGTAAATGATAGCCGTTCTTTTATTTGCGATGAATGTTCTTCTAAATATTTACTTGATTGAAACCATCCTCTAAGACCGACTGTTTGTGTTTTAAAATCATCTATTAAACTTTGCCAATAGTCGGGAGTATAATGAAAGTGGGGTTCTTCTATTTGCTTGACTAATAGAGGAGTGTTATCTATTTGCGGCGGCGGGGACATAAAAAACTTTGAATAATGCCAAGTGGGTATGGCATATTCAATACCATGCTTCAATCTTAAACTTTCTAAGAAACTCCATTGCCATAAAGAGTTCCCTAATCTGCCTCCACCAACTTTACCAACGTGTGTACCTACTATCATGTTTTTTATTTTTTAGTTATTACAATTAAATTACGGTAAAAAGATATTGATTCTATTTGGTCTTTAAAAATTTCATTTGGAGTAAACCCTTCTATATATTTATAGTTTACTTCGTCTACTAACTTTCTAAAATAGTTTAAGCTAGTGTTAGAAGAATAATCTGACAATTCTAACGTGCCGCCAAATCCATCACGCTCGTAATAACTTGTTTCAGAATCTTCAACTATATATATCCCCCCACTTTTTAATAATGGGAATACGATTTCAAAAGCGTCTATAACGTGTGAATTAACGTGGCTACCATCATCTAAAAAGACAGTTGGATTGCCTACCTTAGTAAACATATCTTCTATAAATTCAAGGTCTATTTGAGAGCCTTTAAATACTTTTATACCATCAAAATTAGGTAAATCTTTTTTATGAATATCGAAAGTTATAATATCTGCTAAGGGGAAATATTCACGCCACATTCTTGCGCTTTGTCCGCCTCTATCAATGTACTCATATCCCCCAATCCCACATTCAATAAAAACAAAATTGTTGTGTCTTAAATTAGAGAAAATTTTTTCATAAATACTACAATAGTCATGGTGTAAACTAGACTTATCTGTTTCATATTTTATTGCAAGTGTATCTAGTGATGTTTGTTCTGTCATTATTTATTAAATTTAGTTGTTATTATCTTTAAAATTATCAATAATTTCTGCTGCTGGGTCAAACTTTTCTAAAACCAAAGTTACTTTTACCCATATACCACAAGGTAATGCTACCTTAGCTAATATTTCAGATTCATATTCAACAACTTCTTTCTGTATTTTTTCTAACAATGATTCTAATTTTTCATCAAAAATATCAGTAATATTATCGTGTGGCATTATTTAATAAATTTAGTCAATATATTTTTCTTCAAAAATAGAATGAAATTTACATCCAAAATTTTCATTTGTAGTTACATAGCCAATTTCATCACCATTAATCATATATGGGTCGCTATTTATTACTTTATTATTACAATCACCTTGTTCATAAATGCCCCTTCTTTTCCAATACTTACAATTACCACAAGATGCTTTGTCCCAATCTATACTTATTGTGTATGTAGCCATTATTTATTAAATTTAAGCATTAAGTAATTAAGTTTTTCGATGTACTCCCTTCTTAATTCAATTAGTTCGTTTAGGGTGAATTTATGTACCAAGTGAGATTGTTCAATTAAGTAGGTTGTTATCCCTTTATGTAAAGATTCTAAAGCATTAGTGTAGGGGGCTTTGTCGGTATTATGTATTTCATTGCAACGTGGGCAACTTTCATTGCAGTTATTAAGGTCAAATCTTAATCCTAAATGCCTTCTATCTATATAGTGGGAATTGTGCATTTTTGTCCAATGATTACGACCTTTCCCCTTACAAACTACACAATCAACAAACCCCGAAACATCACTATGCCTTATCCTTACTATCTTACTTGTTAGTACATCTAAATCGTTAATGACATTTTGCATACTTTCCCCACAACCTTCTAATTCACTTTCTCTTTTCTTTGAGAATTTAGAAATAGGTTTGGCATCTTCTTTTTGAGCGCAAGATTTACAACGTCCCCTACTGAAAGCGTAATCAAAATGACCGCATTTAAGTTGTTTCTTACGGGGTATTATTGTACTGTTACGCATTACTTTTTAATCTATTTCTAATTTCATCCAATGTTGTTTCTTTTACTAATTTGCCATCTATAAAAAGAGGTGTCAATAAACCTGTTTGTTCTTGTTCTTTTGTTTGTTGGTCAAAACAGACTATTTTGCCATTAGTATCGTAATCAACACGAAGTAATCCTTTTTTAGATTTTTTAGTACCATCGTCTGTAATTGGGTCTTTAAATATTTCACGACCTATGCCATCAACTTCACCGTAAGTTGCTTTCATTGCAAACCCAAAAGTATCTCTAGTGTTATACTGATATGTATAAGAACCTATACCAAATACAATATTTGTAGATGCAAACCCTTTCTTCTTTAACCTTTCACAAATTCTATTAGCCCTATCTATTGTAATACTATCACCATAAATAGCACCAATATGACTATCTAATACTTTATATCCTTTTTCGTTTAATGTACCTCCAAAAACATCCCAAAGTAATTCAATAACACCTTTGTCTTGCGGGGTATTATAATTTTCGTTTTCAAAGTCAATTTTACGACCACAAATAATATCAACAGGGTCTCCGCTATCAGGTCGTATAACTAATTTGCCATCACGACTAAGTATATCTGATTTTAATTGGGGCAAAATAACAGTTAATACATACCACAAATCCCAAGTATCACTTACAACACTTAGTATTTGTGTTGGGTATAATTCAAGTAACCTTTTAAAGGTATCTATCTCGTTTTCTTTTTGACCCATACACATAACGCTATGTTCTGTTGCAGGAACACTTGCCCCAATTAATCCGATTGCATTGTATGATTTTTCAAGTTGATATATAGCAGGTATAGTGTCAGTACCCGTAAAAGAAAGTAAATGCCCCATACCGCTAAGTATTGCACTTTCTACGCTAGACATACCCCTCATACTAAAATCGTGACCTTGCCATTGAACAAAAGAATATTCTCCCGTTGTTTCTATTGCATATTTAGATAGTAACTTTCTATATTCGTTAGCAATAGTAGCACTTGTTATGGACTGCCATAAAGAACAACTAATTAAAGTCTCCAAGTAATTTACTAACCACCCAAACCTATCATCAGTATTTGTAATTGTAAAAGCAGGAACCCCAATTGGACATAATGTTCCTTCATCTAAAGATTTAATTTCAATAGGTAAATAACCTAAGTCGTGCAATGATTCTATATGAGAAGTATCTATTTGGCAATGCCTTTTGTATTCTTCGATAATTTCCTTTTTTGATACGTTGAAAAAACTGTCGTTAAAATCTTTTACAAGATACTCTTTTACAAAGTGTTGTAATCCAAATACAACCACTTCATTTACACATTCAATCCTAGATTTTCTAGGGGTAAAGTTAGATACTAATTTGTTCATTCCTTGCGGATACATAAGGTTATGATGCACCTTGTAAAAATCCGTCTTTAATAGTGGGTTCATTTTTTTTATTTTATGAGTGTTAATAATAAATTTAATTCTGTGTAAACTTGTGACAATCCCGCCCTATCGTCCAATAAAGCATTAAAGTATATTTTCCTTTCATCGCTTTTAAAGAAAGGTGGGTTTTCGTTTATGGAATCAAATGGTATTTTATTTTTTAAAAGATAATCTATTATAAAATGTTTATTTGGATTAGCAGTAAAGCAAATTAGATAACATCCAACGAATTTTAATTCTTGCAACAATAATATAACATCATAGTAAGTGCTACCTTTTTTATGAAAATCATAAACCGTATTATCAAAATCAAATGCCACTACTAAACTTTTATGCTCGTTGTATTCTTTTAATAACCTTAAAAATGATGCGTTGTGCTTTAAGTACTCATCCATTATATTTCTATTTTAATTGTTTTAACAATAGGGCTTTCGTATGTGTGACAATAACTATCAGACACTATCACTTCATTAAATACGCCTTCAAACAATTTAGTTCCCTTAGAAAATACACCGTGAGTAACTATAAGTGTTAAGTATGCGGGGTTTATTTGTGATGCAATACCTAAAAAAGTACCTCCACCATCGCATAAGTCATCTATGATAACGCAATTACGATTTTTACATTTTTCTGGTTCTAAAACTTTTAAAGTTAAGTTACCATTACTTAAATCACGGCTTTTATTGCAATAAACAATATCTTTTATGTTTTCATTACATTGAAAATATTTGCCTACTTTTTTTACTGCACCAGCATCAGGACAAATCAATATAGAGTTTTCTTTACTGTATTTTTTAACCAAAAATTCATTTGTAATGTTTACGGAATTATTTATAAGCATAGTAGATACATCAGAATGAACATCATACAAATAAACTTTTTCAAATTTGCAATAATTAACTAAGTCTGCAATTACCTTCAAATCTACACTATCCCCGTGTTGCATAAGCCTATCAAACCTAGCCCCCATTAAATACGGAATATGTAAATTTTTCTTTTTGGCAAATAAATTATCTAAAGAATTTGAAATTTGCAATAGATTAACTAAAGTAATACTACTTAAAATAGATACGGTTACATCTACCTCGTCACCTTCATTAACGCCTTGTATATTAATGTGAGGTTGGTTGTCAGGGTAAAGTAAAAACGTTACCCCTTCTTGTTTGTTAATGTTAATTTTTTTTTTCATATATTTATTTTTTATTGTTATTAAATATTTTTTTACACAAAATATCGGAATACTCAACCAATGCAATTAACCCCCAAAAAAATCCGATAAGACAAGGTTCAAATAATCCTATACCAAAACAAAACCTATAATCATGGTGACCCGTTAAAAAAATTGCAATAGCAGATATTATAGCAAAAACAAACCCTAATATACATCCAACAAAAGGATGTACTTTATTTTCGGGATTACTAGGTAGTCTCATTTTGTTTATTTTTTATTTTTACTGCTTCCTTTTTCTTGTATTGTAATAGAATCCCAAAACCCATTACTATCATCTAATAATTCTAGTGGGAGATTATTGTCTGAAATTACTTTTATTGCTTCTATCCTTGCTTCGTTACCAACCCCCTTAGCAATCTTACCATAAACTAAACAATCATCATATACCATTAGATTTTTCTTTTTGTAAAATAATCTTCTAAAGGTATCTAGTGGGGTTTCTTCGCCCCCTGTTTCCGATAATCCCCCCTCGTACACATAAGGTTCTTTGTTATCATTTTTTTTACTCATAATTTTTTACTTTTTTTTAGTACGGGACAAAAGTAATAATTAATTCGAGATAATTCATAATTGTTGCAAAATATTTTCTTTATTCAAATAAGTTTGAAAGTTTGGATTAAATGACTATATATTTGCATCGAACAAATAATTAACAATGGAAAAAGAAAAAGTAACATTTAAAGATGCTCTTATAAAAGAGTTAGATGGTAGGTCAAATAGATGGCTTTCAAAAAGGTGTAAGATACACGAAAGCGAAATCTCTCGTATGACAACTGGCAGACTTATCCCAACCGATAAGCAAGTTGAAAAAATAAAAAGTGTATTCCCAAATTTGATTTATAATAAATAAATTTTTTTAATTGAATTTATCTCCATAATTTTGTCGAAAATAATTTATAATGAAAACAAATGTAGTTTTAAGTAGTACAGACAGAGATTTGTTTGGTGTTACTATTCGGCAAAATACTAAAGAAAAATATCTTAGCTTAACTGATTTACAAAGAGCTTATGAAAAAGCTAGATGGGTTCATGGTTGGAATGATAAAAGAATTAATGATATTCTTTCTAGTAAAGACACAAGGGAGCGTATTTTTTATTTGTTATTAGAACGCGGTATTATAAAAACGGAATTTTCCGCATTTATAGAAATGGTAGAAAAAGAAGGATTGACAAAGGTTTTAAAAGGTCTTGAACTTTATAAAACAACAGGTAGAGGTTCTGATAAAACCGTAATGTGCGACCCTTATGTTTGGATACTGATAGCTATGGAATTAAACCCAATGTTATACGCTAAGGTTATTATATGGCTAACCGATAGTCTAATATTTGACAGAATTGAAGCAGGTACTGAATATAGACCAATGAATAGTTGTATAAAAAAGATAGTAGGTGGGAATACAGACTATTCTAAATATGCCAAGCTAATTAACACTAATGTTTTCGGTCAACACCAAACAGGAATGAGAAACCTTGCAAGCGCAAAAGAATTAAAAAAGATTGCTGATATAGAAAAGTTTGTCATTAATGCTATTGAACAAGGTTGGCTAAAAAATGAAAATGATATAACTAATGCAATAACAAATTACAAATAATATTATGGCAGGGTGGGTAAAGATACACAGACAGATTATGGATAACGTTAATTATCTAAGTGAGCCTTTTTGTAGAAATATGGCTTGGATAGATTTAATATTGTTAGCTAATCACGATGATAACTCATTTAGGTGTAGGGGAATTTTAGTAAAAGTTAAAAGAGGTCAAATAGGTTATACTTCTGAAAACCTCGCTGAAAGGTGGAAGTGGTCACGGGGTAAAGTTTTAAGATACCTAACGGAACTACAAAAACGTGGGCAGATAGTACAACAAAAAAATAACGTAACTACTTTAATATCAATACTTAACTACGAAAAATACCAACACAACAGTACAACAAACGATACAGCAAACGATACAGAGTTTGAGACAACAGATAGTACAACAGAAAGACAACAAACGGACACTAACAAGAATGATAAGAATGATAAGAATATATATAATAGTATAACTAATAAAGAAATTTTCGATTTTTTTTCAATTTTAAAAACAAAAATAAATGTCACAGACACAGAATTTAGCGGCGCAATTCAATCACAGGGGGAAGATTATTTTCTTGAAAGATTACGAGAATCTCAAATGGAATCAACAGACACTCAATTTAATAAGGTTGAGGACTAATAGTGATTGTGCTTGGCATCAAGTTGAAGAAAAGTATTTAAACGGTAAGTTTAATGATTTGATTTTAAGGATTTGCGTTATAAGTGGCGGTAGTTATCCTAAGACTAAGCCTATGTATGATGCTTTTCTATCTGAATTAAAAGTATTTGTTTCCCAACCGAAGTATATTACCCTTTCTTTTGACGAATTTATATTTGCTTTTAGGATGAGCATAGATAGTACTTATCGTTACCAAAGTGGGGAATATGTAGAAACAGTTTTTTTAGATAGTGAAAACATAAACATTGGTTATATTTCAAAAGTTTTGTACCACTACTACCAACTAAGAATAGGTGTTGAAAATTTGATAGGTAACACGATTGATGGCTACTAAAAAAAATAAAGTATGGATTTTTCTTCGATGAATGAAATAGAGGGGTTACAATTTATTCCTGTTGACGATAAAAAACGTCCAATAGTAAAAAATTGGCAAACAGTAAAAGCTAAACATAATATTTCAAACTGTTACGGGGTAGGGCTTGTTTGTGGTGAACCTTCGGGTGGAGTGGAAGCCCTTGACTTCGATTTGAAATATGACATTAGCGGTGATTTATTTACTAGATACAAGAATTTAGTTCAAAATTATGACAATGGATTGCTTAAAAAACTTGTTGTACAGAAAACAAAAAATGGGGGATACCATTTGATATTTCGTTGTTCTAAGAATGAAGGTAATTTAAAACTCGCCAATAGACCAACGACAGAAGAAGAAAGGGGAAAGACATACAGTGAAACTTATACAGCAGAATGTGCTAAGGGTAAAACACACGATGAAGCAACCAATGTGGCAAAGCGTAGTTCTGAAAACGACAAGGTTAGGGTTTTAATTGAAACAAGAGGTATAGGGGGGCAGATTGTAATTTCCCCGACAGAAGGGTATGAAATGATTTTTGGGGACTTGATGAGTATTTCAGAGATAACTCCCGAAGAAAGAGATAGTCTATTTGGCATCGCTAGAATGTTTAATGAGGTTTTAGAAGAAGTTGCAATAGAACGTAAGGGATACCAAAAGAAAACAGAAGGGTTAAGCCCATTTGATGATTACAATGAAAGAGGTGATGTTGTTGGTTTATTACAGAATTACGGTTGGAAGATAGTTAGTCAAAAAGGACAGAAGGTACATTTTTTAAGACCCGGACAAACAACCGCTTTAACTAGCGGTAATTATGATTATACTAGAAGGTGGTTTACTGTTTTTACTACTAGCACAGAGTTTAATCCACAGACCGCATACTTGCCTTATGCTGTATTTGCAAAGCTAGAATGTAAGGATAATTTTTCAGAAGCAGCAAAAAGACTTTTGGATATGGGGTACGGGGAAAGAAAAGAAGAAAAGAAACCCGCAGAAAAGCCACAAAGCACTAGAAAAATATCATCTAGGGTAGATTTAGAAGATAATGATTTCTCTTTTTTAGCTACGGGGGCAGATTATGACCCTTATTTAAAACAAGTTAGGGATGGCACTTTACCACAAGGGTTGACTACGGGATGCCCTTCTTTAGATGAACATTTTTTATTCAAAAGGGCTTCTTTTGTGATGAATAACGGAGTAGATAACGTTGGTAAAACTAAGTTCATTTGGTGGCTTCTTTTAATTGCAGCAATGTATCACGGGTGGAAAGGGGTAATTTTTGCTAGTGAAAATACACTAGGGTCTTGTATGAGGGCTTTAATGCAATTTTATTGGGGTAAGCCACTTCACGGAAAATACGCAATGAATGACAAGGAATACGATATAGCGTACAAGTTTGTTCAAGAACATTTTAAGTTAATAAAGGCTCAAGAGGACTTGTATAATTACAAGGACATTATCAATATGACTAAAAAGGCTAGAATTAAATACCCCGATTTAACCTATACTATGATTGACCCGTACAATAGCTTAAAAATTGATTTAAGCGGTTTTAGTAAGTTAAATACCCACGAATATCATTACGAGGCTTTAAGTGAAATGAAGGCTTATGGGCAACAAACAGACTATGGGTGGTATATTAACCACCACGCAGTAACGGCTGCTGCAAGGGCAAAGGATGGCGAAAAAAAATATCCACTTGCCCCAAACAAAGCAGATACCGAAGGCGGACAAAAGGTCGCTAATAAGGCAGATGATTTTTTAACTATCCACCGTATAACACAACACCCCACCGAATGGATGGTAACAGAAGTTCACGTTAGGAAGATAAAAGAAACGGAAACTGGTGGTCGCCCCACATCAATAGACCACCCTGTTAAATTTGAAAGATACAAGGGGGAGTGTGCCTTTATTGAAAAACTTGAAGAAGGTACAGGAAGAAACCCAATAGACCCAATAGAAAGGTGGCATAGTATGAAAGAAGAACAGCAACAACAACCATTATTCACTCACGAACAACCCCCAATAAAAAATTGGGATAACGATGGAGTAGAGAATATTAAAGACGTAATTTTTTAATCAAACAATAAATACAAACAAGTTATGGCAGTATTAAATTTAACAGTAGTAGGTAACGTAGGTGGGGATGCAATCCTTTCAGACGTAAATGGTCGTAAAGTTTTAAAGTTTTCGGTTGCCCATACCGAAAGTTACAAAAACCAAGAAGGAGTAAAAGTAGATAAGACAGTATGGATTTCAGTAAACTATTGGTCTGATGAAACTAAGTTGGCTTCTTTTATTAAAAAGGGGGATGTTATCTATGTAAGTGGGACACCCGAAGCAAGATGCTATCAAGATAAAGATGGTAAGTGGGTCGCACAACAAGTACTTACAGCAAGGGAAATTAAACTTTTGCCTAATGGTAGACAAGAAAACCCCACCAATTAATTAACTACACGGCTCAAATTTCAATCTTAATGTATTTTGTGTATAATGTATCCAAAATTAAATTATCTTAGAAATTTGAGCCACTTAATGCGTTTTTAATAACAAACTAAAAAATAAAAAAAATGAGTAACAGTAAAGAACAATTATTTAGTGATGATTATGTTAAGGGGTTTTTAAACGGAGTATTGCCTCCTTTTATGGGTATGGAAACACAATGGAGTAATTATAAAAATTCACATCCCCCCATTCCCGAACCAATAGTAGAAATGCCCCGTAGTAAACACCCTATCGAGTTGGTAAATGAAAAATACCCTAATGGGTGGTATAGTGAAGCATTTGAGGAGTTGTTTGAGGATATAGCAATAGCTAGACCTGAATTAGAGTGGGGTTGTGAAGGTTTTTTAGGGTGGGATTTTATTAAAGAAAAATTGAATAGGGGGTATAATGGGTGTGGTAACAAGTATGAAAAATTAGATGCTAATGCCACCAAAATAACCAAAGAAGAATACCTATCTATAACTAGACCAAATGAACAACCCCAACAACGAGACTATACGGGGGTGAAGTTTAGGCATAAGTCGTCGGAAGAAATTAATATATTAAACAAATACGGAAATGATTATAGGGTAGAAGGTTGGTATTACTATTCAAATGAGGCTATTACTTCATGCCAAATTTCAGTTTTATTTCAAGACGGCACTTGGATAGAAATCCCCAATGAAGAAAAATGGCAACCAAAAGTAGGCGAATTAGTAGAGATATACGGTGACAATGAATCAGACGGGGTTTTCAGAGGCGAATACAGTTATACTACAAAAGATGGGTATCATTACATTAAGGGGAAAGATGTCATTGGGTGTATTAATATACGTCCTGCTTCTAAATCCATCCACATCGAACAACCGAAGCCTGAACCAACACAAAGGATTGAATCTTTAGAGAAAAGTAGAAAAGAATTGTTTACTAATCAAAGTAATATTTTTAGTAGGCTAGATGCGTTAGAATTACAAGATGAAAAGTATCAGCAGATGTTATCTAAGTGGGATGAAACTTTAGAGGGATTACAACATTTATTAAAACCCCAACCAACTAAAAAAAATCTTGATATTGGTGAAGTATCAAAAAATAAAGAACCTATTTTAGTTACAGAAGATGGTGTAGAAATGTTTGACGATAGTACTTGGGTTGTTGCCTTTACTAAAGATAATTTTAGAGGTATAGAAAGCCCATTATATACTTTTAATCTTGCAGATGGATATATTTTTTACTATTCAAAAGAGGCTGCAAGTAATTATATTTTACTAAATAAACCATGTCTTAGTTATAATGATGTTCGTAAATTTAGTAGAATGACCAATACCTTTAGCCGTGATGATATGGATAAGTTTTTAGAATTAGTTAAATCAAAAATAAATGGATAAAGAAACCACAACACAATAAACATTCTAATCCAACCCAAAAAAGATAATTCTAACTTAGTAAAAAAAAAGAAATGAGCGAACAAAGAAGTAATATTATAAGTGCTTTCCACCACCTAAAAGTATCAAGGGAGTATTGGGAAGATTTAAAAAGGGATTTGCCCGAAACCGATGCAGAAAAGTTAGCAAACCGATATATAAAAAAGATAGATTGGTGCTATGGGGATTTTATTACTATCCCTGCATTCCCCGATGCAGTAAGAGAAGGGGTTAGGTTAGAATGGAGTAGTGATGTGTTAGCAATCCCCGAAATAATGAATAAAATATCGTTACTAACCCCCGAAAAAAGAGCCTTAGTTGAAGAATTAGTAAATGCTTTATATCGAGGGGAAGAAATTACTTTTGAAGAAAAGGTTTAATTTGTAAGCCCTGCATTTATATGTGGGGCTTTATTTTTGGCTATCTCTTAATTCTTTTTTATTATAGTATTCTTGAATTTTTTTATCCCATCCATCAATTTGAATAATACCTTCTCTTATTCTACGTTGCTTTTTAGTTTCTTTAGGTCGTACATATTTAGTATCGCATTTTTTCTTTTTTTGGGGATGTTTGCTTTTATTTTTATTGTTGTTATAAGTGGGTTGTGCTTTTTTCTTGTTAACAAATATATAAGTACCCGTTTTGCCGTTGGTAACTCTATCTTCTTCCGTTGTTATCCCAATATGATTAAGGGAAAGTGTCCTATCAATATTGTAATCTGAATTTTTTAGTCTTGCTATTAATTCGTACTCACGAAGGAACAAGTCTTTTTTGTTTCTATACCCCGTTTCTAATATCTCAAATACAAAAGAATCAATACCTTGTTTATTAAAGTCTTTTTGTAATCTAAAGTTGTGATGCTTCTTTTCTATTAAATCCTTTATGTGTTGGGACTTCCTATTAATAAAACAAACAGTAGAGCCAATATAGACCCTACTGTTTTTTACATTTACTATTCGATATATAACCATAGAAAAAAGTTATTTAAACTAAAAAAGCCCCGCAGGGTAAAAAAAAATAAAACCCCGTAGGGAAAGAAAAAAAATCACTTCAACATTGCATCACAAACAGAAACAATATCATCCCAACTATTATCTTGGGTTAAGAATACTTCTTTGTCTTTGTAGTTAAGACGTAACCAAATATTATCAGACCCCACTAACTTAGATATTCTTTCGTAACGGGGGTGATGTAACAAAGTAGTAATGTTATGTTCCCAAACTTCTTGTTCAATCATTTCAGAATAAATTATCAATTAAAATAATAGAGTAACGTTTCCCCTTCCAATTATAGTAAAGAACAAGTAACCCTGCTTTTGGTAGATAGTCAAATGAAATCTCCAATGTTAAAAGTAGAATTATAAAAAGGGGAATTATTGCACCACAAAAAAATAGACTTGTCATTTTACTTTTGTTTTAATTGTTTTTTTAAATCTGAAATTCTTTTCGCTTTGCCTTTTTTATAAATATCTATTGCCCAAGTTGCAGTTATGTGTGAGGGGCGTTTCTCATTTTCTATTTCGTCAATCTTTTCCCAAATTAAATCATCACTACCCAACTCTACTTTAGGCTCTGCTCTTTTTTCTTCTGCCTTTTTGGCAACTGAAATTTCTTTTATGGGGTTTATTTCTCCCAAAGGAATAGGGTTGTGTGAAAACCAAAAGTTATCTACGAAGTAATCTACTAATTTTTGATTACCCGTTATTCCTAACTTTTCTTTTGCAAAAGCCGCTCTTTCACTAAATCTTATTCCCGTAGGTTTACTTTTTGCCATGTGCTACAAATGTGCGTCAAAGGTAGCACACTATCTTTGAATAAACAAACTTATTTTTTCAAATTGGCGTAATAATCTTCCAATATTTTCGATAATTCGGGGTTTGAAGTAACGAATTGACCTCCCCATTTTCTTACTTTTATGACATCTAAACCGCTTTCGGTTATCCAATTTTCGATGTCTATTTTTTGTTTTTCGGTGGGGTTTTGATACCCGTGAAGTAGGGTTACGACTTCCCCAATACCCCAATTTAGACCTACTGAAACTTGTTCATAGTCAAGGTTATTATCCCTCATAACCCTTCTTAAATGTTCTATTGCTGCCATAATATTTATATGTTTTTACAAAGGTGCAAGGGGGTTTTCACCCCACCAAATCTAATCGGTAAACAACCAACCCCTAACACTAGAACCCACACACACGAAAGGGAATAAACCAACATAACCAAAACAAAACGGTAAAACCCCCGTTA